GCCCTCAGCGATAATGCGGATGTCATCACTCACGATCTCCTCCTTTCAGGGCTTCACACTTTATCATCTCCATTTGGGTCTATTCTCAAGGCAATTCTATTGATTAAAACAGCAAGTCTGCTTATTTCTGAAGCACCCTTGACATCGTTTGGCAAATCATCCCATGCGTCTAGCAATGGGCCAATAAGGGGCATGACAGAAAGCGTGTTTTCTTCCCGCACCCTCTCCCGCAGGGCGTCCTCGACGGGGCGGTCAGGCTCATCGGCCAAGTGTTTTTCAATGACATCTGCAACACTGGACATGCACCGTCCTCCAAGGGTTCTTTCACTCCCATCAGACTGCTTTTTCATCATGGCAATGCGTTCCACAACTACAGACCCATGGGCATATTCCATTGTCATGATTTCTCGGGCAATCTTTTCTGCCAGTTTACGGAGTTCCATTTTCTCCCCCTAAGTAGAATATCCCCGATATTTATTGTCCTGCCCTTTCTTTCTTCTCCATTTCGCCATAAGCCGTTTGAGCCACTTCTTGTAATGACGGTCCCTTTCATACTTGTCGATTTGTTCAGGCGTTCCGATAGCCATTGTCTCCCCCGGCGCATAGCGCTGAAAGGCGTTAAGGCCCCATATACTCTGGCATCTTGTCGTATTCAGATTCTTCCATCATGCCGACAACAATGGTGAATTCCTCTGTGTGTTTTTCATCCACGTCCGCATTTTTAAACCAATCAACGAGGTTTTGCGGGTCTTTCTCGGTGCATGGTGCAAACATGCCCTTACCGCCCGGATGAATCGTGTAAACCTTTATTTTCGCCATAATCTCCTCCACGGCAGGCGTTAGGACTCCTCTTAGGCTGATGGAGGTATACACCCCCACCAGCCCCAATGTTACTACTTGTTTGGCTGTTTCAATACTTGCCTTGCATGGGCGGCATTCAAAGCAGCTTGCGTGTACTTCAGTGCATCATCTGCTTTGATGTCATCTGTGATCTTACCTGCAAGGACTTCAATTGCCTCTACTAGCTTCTCTTCTTGCTGTGCCATAGGGTTTTACCTCCTATATGCCCGCATTAATCTTCTGCAACTCAGAGGCGGAATCTTTGAGTTGCAACTCTCCCCTTTCACCGATATAACTGCCTAAAACGCGCAACCGCTTTTTTGTGAATCGGGCATACCCAACTATGCCCTGTTGATTCTTCGGGTTGCCAGTTGTCTAGGTCACAAAAACAGCGCACCCCTTCTTTTTTGATTTCATCCACGATTGGTCGCATTGTCTCTTTATCCATTTTTTTCATCCTGATCTCCTCCCCGGCAGGCGTTAGGTGGCTATAGGCAATGCAGTGATCCGCAGAGCCCACAAACCATTTTCGCATTGTATCCATTCCCCGGCATTGATGGATTCCCCATCGTCGTTCTCAACCTCGACAAACCTGCCACTTTGCCGCCCAGGGGGACCATCGAATAAAATGTTGATTGCCTCTGCTCTGTCTTGATGTGCTTTGGCCACCCAATAGGCTTGTTCCATCATAGCAGCATCGGCTTGAGCCACGCGGACTTGCCATGTTTCAAATGGATCTTGTGGAACGATGTTTTGCGTTGATCGTTTACCATCCAGCCATGCTATTGCTTCAGAATATTTCATGATCTCTCCTTTCCTTGACAGCCTCGGTTGCCTCCAGACTGTCTCCAAGCTGAAAAATTGAGAAGGATGTGCAGATGGTGTGCAGGATGGATTTTTTGCAGGAAAATCAGGCTAGTCGGGGAGTTCGAGTCTCCCCTTCGGCACCAGATTTTCAGCAATTTCCGCATCCTTAATCCTCTTCACCTGCTCCATTTGCCGTTGCAGATGATGTGCAGGTTTGCTTGAGCCGAATGTGCCTCGAAATAGCCCTCCTGCGCTCTGCCTTCAAGTGGAAGTACCGGGCAAAGGCTTTGTTGGTCCGATGGTCCGATGCTCCCGCCATGATCTCTTCAGGGCTCAGTTCATCCCCCAGCCCCGTGACTGTCGAATGCCTGGTGCCGGGATAGAGGCTCACGCCCTTGATGCTGAGGTTCCTGCAAGCCTTCCTCCACCATGAATACCAATAGTCTTTGCCAAATTGCTTCCCCGCGGGTTGTCCTTTCTTCTTCTCATGCCGGAAGAACGGCATCAACGGCATACCGCGGGGGAGGGTCCGGATGGTGTCCACGTCTTCCTCGATAAGGTAAATTCGTTTGTACTGTCCCCTGACCTTGCTTCGCGTAATGGTGATGGTCCCATTGGAAAGGTCGATGTCCCGTTCCAAGACCTGCAAGAGCTCGATGGGTCGCACGATGGGATAGGTAGAGAGCCACAGGATGCCTAGATAGATTTTGGGATTTTCCTTCCATGAGAGCCGGCGCACTTCCTCGAGGATTTTGGCCCGTGTTTCAAAGTCCACGGTCTGCCTGTATTTCAACTCGTACTTAATGGTGGGGAAGTCGGGCATTTCAAACTTCTTTTCCCGCCTGGATACCCACTTAAAAAACGTGTGGAGCGTGGTGAAAATGTCGTGCAGGGACTTCCCCGAGAGGTCCGTGGTCTGCCTCAAGTGCTTCAAGAGGTCTTCCAGTTCACCGTACCTAATGTCCTTGACGTTCCGGTTTCCCAAAAACCGCGCGGCGTGTTGGATGTGGTTGATAGGATTTTTCAGAGACCGCAGGCCTTCCGATCTTTTCACATCAAGCCATTGGTCTGCCAACGTCATGAACCCGAGTGGCACGTCCTTCCGGTAGTCCCTTGGGTCCACTCCACCCTCTACTTGGTCCCGGTAGTTCAAGGCGATGAGGAAGGATTCTGCATCCTCATAGACCTTAAAGCGCCGCCAGATTCCCCCTGGATACCGGACGATCCACCTTGCCCCATACTTTCCCTTGTTCTCGTAGATTCCCCCCTTCATGATAAGGCTCCCCCTTCTCCTTTTGGTTAAAGGGATCATCCTACCACATGGCGCGGGGGAGGGGGTCATCTAATCGTCTCTCTCCATCGCATCAACAATGGCGGCACGGATGGAATCCTTCCATTGCTCTTTTTCAATGAAGAAAGAAATGGAAATGTCTTCCGGCTCCTCATCCATCGGGCAATTCTGCATCCCATCGCAAACACACGCCCAGTGTCCGTTATCGTCGGATACAAGGGCATAACCGTCATTGCTTTCGAGCCAGTTCAAAAGTTCTTCGTCTGAAGGCATTTCCTCATCTCCTTTCATGCGGGGGAGGGGGCTTGAATGAAATCACCCACACCCAAGGGTTGCCGTAGACCTCCAAGGGCTCCCCCCGGTGCTCGCGGGTTTCTCGGATGTCTTCCCATGGGTACGACACATAGGAAACGATCTGTTTGTTTTTATAGACGGGCTTGGGCGCGGCGTTGATGGAGTCCCAGAACTGAGCAAAGCATTCACGGGCTGTGGGCGCTCCGGTATCCGGGTTGCCAGGGACGAACCACGCAAGCCCATCAAAAGAAAGGCCTTCCGCCTTCGCATCCTCCTCCGTGATGTCCTGCAACCTCTCCACCCGTACGCCTGTCACGTCCAGGGTAATGCGGGAAGCCCAGCGGGGCATGTGGATGGATGGTCGCCATTTGTGTTCAGGTGCCCCATTAAGAAGGTCGCTCCACCACATGCAATAATCACCAGGATAGGATTTGTAGTCCATTGAAGGGCCTGCGCCATAATCCGGGCCGAACGAAGTCGAGAAATCCTGCCAAGACATATAACTACCGTCTGCCCTGTAGCAAATAGCGGGTCCGTCATAGGTGTTCACGTCTGCCCACATCTCCCGCACCCAGAGCCGGTCGCCTGGGGCTCCGTAGGGGCATTTCCATTGTTGGGCATTAAAGTCTTCGTCCACTCCACCATCTGAATTGCGGAGCCATGTTTGAAACAGGCCGCTTTCATCTTTCAACTCAGGGCAAATTCCGGCGATATTTTTAGTGGGGTCCGGCTGCGGCTTCACTACCCTGCGCGTGACCGTTTTCCGCCCCTCAAGAATGGCTCTCACCATGGGGTCGTTGAAAATGATGGGCTTATCTTTCATTCCGTCACCTCCACCATGAACGTTATCCTCTCATTGTGCCGCAGGTTCTGTTGGTTCATAATAATATCCAAATCTATCCAAAAATGGCTTCAGGTGTTTTGTGATTAACGCGATTTCCATGCTGGAAAGTTCCGTGATTTTTCGATGAACGGCTTCTGGGTGAATTCCCTTTGATTTCAGGTCAAACGAGCTTGTTCCCCAATGAGGTTCCCCGTCTATGGTGGGCTTGGTAATGGTTTTATGGTAATCAATCCCAGCTATTTTACAGAATGCCCTCATGGTTTTTCCAGTATCCACAACCATGTCTTCAAATTTGATGATATGAGTGTTTCGGGGAAAACTATTGATGTTGTCCATTAGAAACTTATATTCCAAAATGACTTCCATAAAATTCACAGGGTGTAACTCTTTTCCTTTGCTGACGGGCAGCGTCCTTGCTTTTTTCAAAGAATTCAGAGCATAGTACGGGTTTCTGATATATAAAACGGGGATTACGTTTTCGAGATATTTATCCGCCACTATCAAACTCCGGCCAAAGTCTCCACTTGCAATAGCAACAGTATTTCTGCTTCTCCCTCTTGCCGCCATCCATGAGTACAGGATATGCTCCACGATGTTTCTAACTGTGTAATGCTGGTAAAATATGAGGCTTTTTAAATATCTCCTGAATGTTTTAGGGCAAAACCGGATGCGTTGTTTGTACTCAAATGGAATGTGTTGCTTGTATATCCCGTCAATAGGCTCAATCATTTCCCGTTCCCGAATAGAACAGAGAAGTTCATCGGTGTCAAAACAGGCGAATATATCCTTGAACAATTCTTCATTGTCCATATATTTGTAGACATGTTCAAGTAGGTAACTCTCATCTGTGACAACTGAAACTTGAGGATGGGAATCCAGCAACCGGAGAAACAGGCTGCATCCTGATTTTTTTGGGCCTGAAGCGATGATCTTATTCATTCAGAAACTCCATGATCTGTTCTACGCAGACAGCGATAGGGTACGAGTCCGTGTACACAATCAAGTCAGGGTTGCCAAATTCGTAGCGTAGTTCTGTGTCTTTGAAGTTAGGCCGACCTCTCCTGGCCGATTTACTGGCCGACAGAAAAACCTCCGTAAAGTTGATTAGGCGTTCCCGCATGGCTTCCCGTTGCGCTTTATACGGGGCGATCTGAGGAATCAAGACGTTGAAGTCCTGTTCTTGGGCAAACTGCGCCAATTTGATTACATGCTCGTTGTTCTCCATGATGTCTTTTTTGGAGAACCCTAATTGCCTGCCAAGGAACTGCGCCTGCCTGTGTGCATCCCCGTCAATGACTAAACAATTTCTAAGGTGCCCTTGTAATAGATGGTAGGCAAGAGTACTTTTCCCACAGTTGGGTTCGCCGGTTAACAGAATGCAGTATGGTGTCTTCATTATTCCACCTCTCGTATAAGCTCGAAGGCTTCCGCATAATTCATTGCCGCAGTCCCTCCCCTGTACTTGGCAAGGCTTTCAATGATTCCGGCATCCCTTGACCCGTTGACTTCGCCGTGGTACACGGCCCACGCTTCCAGCTTGGCAAGGAGATGTTTGGTAATGTCCACGAACACCGTGGGCCGAAACGCCTGTATCCCAAGGTCCGTCTGGCTCGGCACCTCATAGGAAAGGACACGTTTTACTCCAGGGAATCTGAATGGTTTGATGGATAGACATGCCTCGGCAACCACTCGATGGTCAGAATGCACATCGTACAGAAACGGACAGAGAACCGTGGAGGGCGCGTGCTGGTGGATAATCGTGGCAATGGTTTCTGCAATGCCGGGGATGTGCTTTGGCTCCAACCCGGCATCGGGAAACGTGGCAAGATGGTAGTCAGCATGGAGAAGGTTTCGCACCCTGCGTGTCTGCTGCTCGTTGCGTTGCTCATGCGTTACAATGAGAATGTGCTTTCCTCCAGGCCACCGAGCTAGGGTTCCGCCGCAGCCAAGCACTTCATCATCTGCGTGGGGTGCGACTACCAATAAGGTATCCATGTTAGCCCCTATCCTGAAATTTTTTCCAAATATATACATGTTTCGGTAGGTTCATTTTATTAATTACATCAATCACCTGTGAAATAGAGGGCACAGTTTCGGATCGAACAACTCTCCATCGTGATTCTCCCATCTGGAGCAGTCGCCGTTCATACTGGCCGGTGTGGACAAAAAACAGATGACTCAATTTGTCTATGCTGTAGCAGTACCGCATGTCTTCTGGTTTTGTAGTGTTTTCTACACGGACTACTGGAATACAAAATGCACATGCAGTCACAGCAGCAGAAAGGCAGGTAGGGCTGCATTCTCTGATAATTATGAAATCAGGGCATTCCATAGCAAAATCTTGGGACATTTTAATAACGGCAAGCCCCATCGTCCTAGCAATTTCATTGGGCGCGTTGCTGTGGAGTTGATCGTTTTGTATGACGGTAAAAATCATGGCAGTAATTCTTGGATCGCATAGTACGTCGGGTTGTATAAAAGTGGCAGCGCCACTAAAAAAATCATAATAAAAAAAAGAAGCGAAAATGCTGTTCCAGCAAAAAGGATAACGCGAGATCCATAATTTTTGTCAAAGTTGTCGAGTGCCCAACGAGGTCGTTTGTGGTATATCCTTATACCGATAGCCATGATCATGAGGCTACACAAAAAACCAAAAAAGATGCTGGCAGCATAAACATATTGTTGTTTTATGTATGCTTCCCATACAACGGGGGAAACGGTTTCTATCGCGTCTGCTAATTTGTCCAAATATTCTATAATTTTTTCTTCCATTGTTTTATCCTCCTTTTACCAATAGGGTATCCATTCGTCCTTATCCCTTTTGGGATAATAGGTTGCCCGTGATTCATCCTGTGAAAAGAGGGTGTAACTGTGATTCTCCAAGAACGGAATGAACCCGCTGATTTGATCTAGGGCGGTTTGGCAGATGGCCGTGTAAAGCTCGATTACACTCCAAGAGTGGAAACACTGCACATGCCGTTGACTAAGGATCGGTCCCGCATCTAACTTGTCGGTGAGTTGAAAGAAAGTAGATCCGCACCACTCCCGGTGGTCGAGCCATCCGTTGATGACGGGTGCGGGTCCACGGCCACGGGGAAGCAGGGAGGGATGGAACCCGAAGATGGGGACGCTGTAATTTTCGATGTGGATTATTTTATTCCAGCCAAACGCGAAAACGTAGTCGATATCGGCGTCGATATCGGGGGGTAACTGAGGGTCCCAATAACTAGCCTCCTGTGGAGCCATCCAAGTGATATCCACCCGATCCCCCGGCACAGAATACCTTCCAACAACAAGCGGGATCTCCACGTCCTTCATCGTTTTAAGATGGGCGAGGGCAATTCTTGAAAATGTACTGGCCCCCATAAAAACGATACGCATCACCACACCTCCAAAAGTGAAAACTCCTGAATCATTCCAAAACCATTGGTGACAAGGTTTCCATTCTGCGTTTGAATCGTCCACGCCCTCACTAAGTCCTCTTTCGGGACCATAGGCAGGGGCATTTCCCAATCGTGCCATTTCCAGAACTTCCCGCGGGTAGACACAAAGTTTTCAGCCTTTTCTTTGCTCCATACATACCACTCACCTGATCGTTCCTTCCCCCTCCATTTGATGGCGATATCGAAACCGTACTTGTTCCATACTCCGAAAATGAAAGACCGTTCCACTTGCAGCATTTGATAGAACCAACGGGTGTTATCGAAAGGATTATGGATTCCTGCTATGATTGCAATATCGGCAAAAGGGATTACATCTCGTTGCACATCCCCTATAATCCACTCTTCATCGGGCATTCGTTTGGCTGCTTTGTTCAGGAATTCCTCGTTAATATCCATGCCCACGAATAGACAATCAGGGTAAAGTGTTTTTAGGTATTTGATAAGATCCCCTGTAGCACACCCTACGTCTAATATGGTATCGTTCGGTTTGGGCTGAATGATATTGCCGATAAATTTAAAGTATTCTTTTACTTTAACTCTGTCATTTTCCAAGTAGTGATTACTGCCCATTCCATCCCCCGTTTTCTAATATTTGTCGAGCCGCTTCCTGGTGGCCCATCTCATTCAGGTGGTATTCATCCAAATAGCAATCGTCGGTAAGGGTGAGTTCCAAATCGGCCAATTTTCGTGCCATGGCGAGGCTACGCGCCCTCCATCCCTTACATGTCGTGCGGGGCGGGATGAGGACCATGTAGAGCGGGGCCTTCTCTTTCCACTCCTTAATCTCCCTAGATAGAATCCCCTCTACGCCCCCGCAGAATGCCTTATAGAGAAAGTCCGAAAGCCGCATGGTATGCCGTACCAGCCCCACCCCCTCGATGTACTCCCGGCTGTAAGTAGAAAAATCGTTGATACAGTAACCGTAGATGATTTTTTCCGGCGTATGGCTGCGCCAGTTGTTGGCATTTAGGGATTCCAGACAATCCAGGCAGTCATAACCGGGGACGGAGAGGTTGAGGTAGGAGGCACCCAACGCCTGGGCAATCAAAGCCGGGTACGTCAGATGTTCGGATACCCCTACCCCGTAGGTCACGGAATCTCCGATGAACACAAGGTCAATGGGCTCCCGATAGTCACAACTAAAGGTGAGATTGGAAGATGGGTAAATCATGCCATTGTCCTGTGGTTCACTCCGATGGATACGAACACGGTCTATGAGATAGGGACCGAATTGGAGCGTGAGAAGGGCAATAATGCATGATGTAAATACAGTTTTCATGGGCTCCTTATTGTGATCTTTCCCATTTTGCAGAAGCAATTCTCACCCATCCCAAAAAGAAACCAGCAATTCCAAAGCAAAGAGCGCTTTCGGTTTTCAATCCAAAAATAGAACAACCCCAGAAAATGAAAAAACCTGCGCCAACACAACAAATGGTTCCTGCTATTCTTTCATTGGATTTCATTGTTTAATGCTCCCATCCGCCCGCACCCCCTGCTCAAACAAAAAATTTGTCAGAGTGTAGACATCCGTGAAATGCCGGAGGTTGTATGGATTTTGCACGATGTAAGACTCTGGATTATTTTCTCCGAACTTGGGGAGATTCAGTCGTTCTCTTATGGCCGTAATCAAAAGAGCCAAATCCTCCGGTACGAAGAAGTCATCCTCCACTTCCATATTCCGGCCACACGCCCCACTTGCTAAATCCGCAACCCTTTGCAAAAGAGCGTCCTTCGCTTCCTTCTCTCTCTGTTGCTTTGTCTTTCGCTTTGCCATTGCTTAACTCCTTTCTCACCCTCCCCCCATGTGTTGTGCAACTATCACAATAACCGTGATAAATGCCCACCCGAACAGGCCGCCCAAAATGCTCGCAATCAGTAAACGTTTCCCCTGTTCAGTCTTCAGGTTTTCCTCATACATCTCGTAACAGAAGAGGTTATGTTCCTCACAAGTCGGGGCAAGGGGACAATCTTGGCAAGCATCTGTTCTGGGCCATTCTTTCATGTTTCTTTACTCTTTTCCCTGTTGTATCGTTTTAACCAAGGAATACATGTTAAAGGAAGCGGACCAAAGACACAGGTTATAAAAAATGCTATTGACTTCCAGTCACTACTACCAATATCCCATCCATATTTCATATCCAAAACACACAGGACAAAGCTTACTCCAAAGAAACACGGCCAATAAATTAAGTGAGCCAAAAAATTTCTTAGATCGTCTGTCACATCGCTCTCCTTTTAGAGCCCCCTCTAAACTTCCATTTTCAATGATACATTTGCATGTGTGTCCAAATCTAACTCTGTGATCCATGCAAGAGTGGAAACGATACAAATTCTCAAAAACTCCGCGATCTGCAATGTGGTCACACCTTCTGTAATGAACATATCGCATTCCAAGACGGCCCGACCGTCTTCTGTGTAAGCACGACTGAAGGACTTTCCTTGATTCCAGACATTCGCCTTCTCTATGTCGCCCATGTCCTCAAAAGCGACGTAATAGAGTATGCTTTTGTCTCCCACACGAATGAGAGTCTTGATCCCCGCTAAATCCCAAAGGATGTCCCCGTCCCGATCAACCTTAACGTCTTGATCCATTTGCTCCATGAGTTCAACAACGTCATGGGTGCTTGGAGTGTAAGGAAGTTGCCGGTAAAAATAGAGCGTGAGAACGGCCACTATCCCGATGATTGCCCCACAAATAATGATTTTTGTTCTTTTCATGGTTTCTCCTTTCCTTTTAACTATCTCTAATCCCGGCCTTCCCTCCGGGGGCATGTACACAGGCCGTTAGGCCCCGCCCCGGACCCCCGGAGGCACCGCCGGGTAGGTGGGAGGTCACGTCCGGGGCTAAAAGTCCAAATTCTCTAAAAGCACATCTGTCTCCACGTCGATCATTGCCGCCATGATCGGGAAAGCCAAATCGAAGAAGTGGCAAGCCTCTAAGTGATCCATGTTGTGATACGCGATGCTGACAGGTTCCATGTAGACCGTGCCGCCTATATCCTTGAATCTCCGAATCATGGAGGGGTGTTCTTTCGCAATGCGGATCTTGACTTCGAAATCCACGTCCTTTGAATCCATGCCTTCTAGGTTCTCCGCGACGGTCCGACAGCAAGCCCAATATTTCTTGAGCTGCAGGTAACTCCTGGGCTTCTTGGCACCCGTGATCTTGGCACGCAGTACTTGGTTCTGTCGGTACTGGCGCAGGGCCTCGAGGTCTTCCTGTGAGTAGGGGGCCAGGGCCTTTCCTCGAAACTGGAGTGCTACATCAATCATAGTTCCCTCAGTTGCTTTTCCGTTTCGTCCAGCCGCTCACAGAACGATTCGAGCTCTACCCTGAGTGCGGCGAGGAACGGTTCATCGCGCTCATACCGGTGGAACAACGGCTTCAATCCGGGGCAATGGCTCATGCGGTCCCACCACTTTCGCCCTGTCACTAAGAGGTTCCCTTGGATTTGCTGGAAGTGTTTTCTTTTCGACCATCCGTGCAAGAGTCTTTCGATTTGGACTTCAGGTTTTGCATCTTTGATTTCAAGGCCGCCATCGTCTCCCACCAGGCCATCCGGGGAAGATCCAAACTTTCTCTGCTCGTCCAGGTAGCAAAGAGCAACCTGCCTTACATCCACCCCGTATAAGATCTCGTAGAGAAGCCGGGCGGCCGGCTCATTTTCAATCCCTCGTTTCATGTCGTAGGACATATAAGTGGAAGCGGGTTTTCCTGTGATGCGCTCATAGGCAAGGCGATACATATATTTTTCAGCCGACTCCGAGGGCTTCCCTTCGGTTGTGATGATGAGGTCAAAGTGAGAGGCGGAGGGGACGCCTAGCTTGGCTTCAAACCACTCCTCACTCAGTTGCTCTATCTCATCAACTACGATCATCCCATCCCTCCCACTCAGGACAACCCACCCGGTCCTTACAATCCTTGCATTCCGCCGCCTTGATTTCCTTCCCATCCTTGTTGGGGCAGTAAATCGGTTCCCCCTTGGCGGTCTTCAGGGTGTCCATGACGGTCTTGAAACTCTTCGCGGGAACCTGATTGAAGGTTTCGAGCTTGAAATATTGGAGAACCTTACTGTCGTTGATCCGCTTCTGCTTAATGATGTCCTGGATCTGCTTCAGTTGATCCTCAGTGATATACTCGGTTTTCGCGGCGCTGTTCCCGTCGTCGTCCATGTCGTGCGTGGCCAAGCCGGTAAGGGCCAGAACGGTATAGCGTTCCAGGTAGGCAATGGTGGAGCCGATGGCCTGAATGTTGTTTTTCCCCCCGGATGCATCCGGGTTCGCTGACAGGGTGGTGCTTTCCGAATGCCCCAGCTCATGGGTGATGGTGCAGGTGACACTGATTAGGCCGCCTTCCTGCTGTACGGGTTTCCATGAGGCATGGAGCCCGTGGGGGCTCAGGGCTGCTTGGATCTTTTCCGAGACATTTCCGAGGGAAGCATGGTCGTACTGTGTTGTCCCGCCCTTGCTGTTCTCGAAGGAAACGTGCCGGTCCTTCTCGATCTTCGGCAGGTTGGCGGCGAAAGCGGCCATGGCCTTGTGGTAAGCCTTTTTTGCTTCGTTCTCTTCCCACTTGGTTTGCAGATCCATGAATCGTTCAAGTTTTTCCAGGTCCACGTTTTTGTCCATGGCCGCCATGAGCATAGCGGCCGGGCTTTCGCCCGATATGGCAGGCATAGCGACCGACGTGTCCTCCATCGGGGTGCGATGGTCGATTATTTTCAAACCTTCGGATTCTTGCTGCTCCATTACAGGGCCTCCTTAAAAAGGAATTCCATCGTCAGGCGGTTCCGGTCTGCTCGGTTCCTCCGGTTGCGCCTCGTCCTCCACGAACACCCCCAACACGATGTCAGGGTGCCGATCTTCCTTCTTCTGCGTGTTTGAGAAGATGAAGAAACGCTCTCCCTCTTCAATGTCCCTCTCCACCTTGCAGGAATAGCCTTTGCCGGATTTGTTCCTCCACCCTGCACCTATTTTTTGAAACTTGTCGGCCATTACTTCTTCCCCTCTCTCTCAGCCTTCTTCATCACCTTCTCTGCTTGCCGCTCTGTCTCGCATTCCTTGAGGGCGTTGATGAGTTCGTGGTTGTCCACCTCGTATACCGCGTCACCTACCTTGATTCGTTCAATCATTTCTGCTCTCTCTGTCCAAATTTCGGCACATCCACGTAGGATGCAGAAGGCTAAAAGAGTGACCACAGCCGTCTTCAGAAACAGAATGGTCAGGGATGCTATAACATCACGCATTTTGCTCTTCCCATGCCTTGACTAATTGTTTGGCGCGATGGGCCACGTATTTATGGCGATATTCCCCGCAAGGACAGGGTTCCATTGTCTTTTCTTCGTAACGATCAATTCTAGGAAACAAAGCACGGCAAACGGGATGAGCCTTTGGGTTTCCAAAACGAGAGGCCTTTGGACAATCTATTATTTTATCGTATTTTATTGATTTAAACGGACAATACCGATGTTTAAATTCACCCCGTTTAAACCATCTTTTAATCCTTTTAATGTGTGTTTTCTTTGTAACCTTGAGTGCTTCGTCAATGACTGTCATGTCACGCCCCCTGTTCAAAACGTCCATCCCCCAGAATCCCGATAGATGATTCATGGGTAGCTTTCCCCTTGTATTCCCGATGTTGGGATAGCTTTCGTTCCTCGTCCCTCTCTAACTCCTTCTGAGCCTCTACCATGGCCCATGACACGCGGGGTCCCGGCTGCCAATCCTTCCCCGTTTCCCGGTTGTGGATGGCCTGTAGTTCCTCCAATCGGTGCATGACCTGTTCAATGGACCAGCGAAGGAGTTTGAGTTCGGTGGGAGTCATGGGTTGTTAATCCTCCACGAAAAATTCAAGGTTGAAACGTTCCATCCCCTCTTTAATGCACTCTGTACGCGTGGAAGAATAACTGTACGCTCCGATATTTCTCCCTATTTTAACTATCCATCCTCTTTCTTCTTTTACTACCATACCAATAAGCTTGCCTTTTGCTTTGGCAAAAATAGGAGCATAGGGGCTAATATCTTCTTCATTTATTGTTGAAGTGGGTTCTTCTATGGCTACTTTCTTCATTTTCTTTTCCTTCTAATTCGTTTTATTATTCAAATGAAATTTCCTGTGAGTATTGTTGAACCGGCTTGACTTCACACTTAATTTTAAGTTTATCTCCGATTTTAAATACACCAATTAAGCGGCGACGAGGGCCAGAAGTATCCCTTACTGTTATAACTGCTCTATTATCTGATAAATAAAAACCCCCTTCACTTCCACAATACCAAATTTCATTTAATCCTTCGATGTCTCCTTTTGATGTTGAAAGCCCATCGGTTCCAAAATGTTTCTTTACGTATTTCAATGCTTCGCTTTTCCATCTAAATACTTTCTCATGAAATCCCTGAAACCCGTCTTCATCGCAAAACTGGGACATGATAACCACATAACCATCTTCAATGTCTGGGACTTCTGACAGACGGTCTTTGGCATTTGCTGATATTGCCGTTAATCCAATCATCAGAACAATCATCATAGCTGTTTTCTTCATTACTTCCTCCTTTTTAGGCCCCTCCCTGGCGCGGCATGACCAGGGAGAGGATGACGTTGTGTTTTCCTCTCGAACAGACTTCGTATCATCCCCGTTTTCAACCGCCTTTCTTCGTTGCCGCTTGGTTAACAATTCTGTAAGCAACCCGCCCCCGACCCGACTATCCCCGCGCACGGGGCCTGAACAAAACGGGGCTCCCCTCCCCTGGAGTTGCTGGTTTGGTGCGGGGGAGCGGGATTCGAGCCCGCAAGGTATTAAGGGGGTGCAAGCATCCCCAAGCCTGAGAGCAGCCTTTTTATCAGTCCGCCCTCGCGTCTTATTCCGCCATCCCCCGCAGAACTTTCAAATATGGCAATCCACAACAGTCAAAAGCGTGTCGTCGGAAACCCCATCGATCAGGGCGTTGAATTCACGCCTCCAAGTGTCTCGGTCTTTCTCGTCGGAAACAATGCCCCACCAGCCCATATCCCCTCGCTCGTACCATTTCCCATCCTTCACAACAGCAAAGGTGGCAATGGCGTCGAGCCGGGCCCGTTCAACATATTCCTCCTTCGTTTCCTGGAACTCCTCCAGGTCAAGAAAGCAGAACATATCGTTGCCATCGGCCTTTTTCCGAAAACTTGTCCACTTCACCATCCCATCCTGGTGCCGATAGGCTTCCCGTTTTTCCTGGATGGAGAGATGTTGAAACCTTGGGTTGTTAAGGTCCTCCCAGAAAAAATCCAATTTCGGGATCTGGCCATCACAGGCCCGCTGAACCTTATCGAACTTCTCCCCGGCCTCTTTCGCGGCCTTCGCCCTCATGCCTTCGAAATCAATTTCGCCCTTCCTGGCCTGGTCGGCAAAGCCAGCCCTCGGGGGGTCTACCATAAACGAAGGATCCCCAGGCACTCCGCCGGTCCCGTTTTTCATTTTGAAAAAACCAACCCAGCGCCCACCCATCATGTACCAATCCCACTTCTGGTTCGGGTTGTACCAGCGCCCGTATTTCCCCGTCTTCTCGTCCCTCTCCTCGCCGCACCAATCCTTCATGTACTTCTCAAAGGATGTGTACAGCTCCTTGTATGGCACCTCCCGCTGCTCAAGGTCGTCTGGGACTTTGTGAGTGTCGCTCCCAATACCAATGCTCCCCTTCACCCTGAATTCATCGTCCCAAGGGTTCAGCATCCTCCCGTCTTCCATCACGACCTTTGTGATTGTCTCGGTTTCATACTCTCGCCGTCGCGCCTCCTCCTCGTCTTCGAAAACAAGGAGACTTTGAAGTTCAGGCGGATCTTCAGCCCCACATCCGGCCTCCTTGTACGGCAAAAGCTGCCTCTCCCAATCCTCTCCAATCACCATCACAGTAAAATGACTCATCCCCTTCAAACCCTCCTTTCCCCTTGTGGCTTGCCTCTCCCCTCCCCTCGCGCTTATGGCCTGTCCTTTACGGATGGCAGCTATGCGGTCTGGGTGCCGCCCCGTCCTCATTGGGAGTGGGGCAGGTGTGGAGTTAATCACTCTTTGTCTTGGCAATGGCAGCACGGGCCTTTTGCAATGCGTCAGCGTGGATTTTCCCTGTTGCTTGACCGAGATAGTGATGGACTGCTGCTCCTGCTGAAATGAGATCTTCCAGGGCTTCCAGCATATTCGGTGCGGCTTTGATGAGGTGAGCGTTGGCTGTCACCTTTTTAGATTGCCCCTTTTGATTAAATGTGACAATTCCATGGCCCCGGGAATCTGTTATTACGGTTTCAAACCCATCAACCACACGTTTATTTTCCCATTTGGCTATTTTCCATGGTCCCGGTGTATGTTCCATGGTTCCCTCCTTGGTGCTTGTGAGTAAGGCCCCTTTCCCACCCGCCCTGATTTCCAGGGCCACCTCTGCATTCCATCCCTCCTCTAAAGGGTTGCGTTGAGAAATCGAGGTCCTGCTATTGGACCTCCTCAACTGGAATTAAGAGAACTTTACCATAGGTCAAGCGGGGTGTCAAATAAAAAATGACCATAGGTTATATTTTTGAGGAAAAAAAGGGAAGGTGCTTCTAGGCGGGTAAAAAAATTACTGGTGTAGTTCAGCGAGGGCCATATCTAAGAGAGCCTTAATGCTCTTCAGGTGATGGTTGTCCGGGTCCTCACGAATTAGGAGGTTCCACTTCAAGGCTACCTGCATTTGTTCTTCGGTAAGGCTATTCTCAGCAAGAAGGAACGAGGGGTCAATGTTGAATACTTTCGCAAATTTAAGAAGAGTTGAATATGAAGGGCTTCGCTTACCATTTTCGACCTGAGACACAAATGAGGCGGACTTTCCGATTCCCTTAGCTACTTCCGGTTGGGTCATGTGTCTCTCCATTCTCAAAGCATGTATTTTCCTCCCCAACAAAATATTACATTCCAAGCATTTGCGTTTGTTTACCATTTCTTCCCCCCCGCTGTCAAGAAAAACCGGAAACCAATGGTCAAGAAAAGGTTGACATCTACTTTAACCTATGGTAATTTTCTTCACATGAACACGAAACAGCTCGCACTCAAAAAGTTTGGGACGATCAAGGCATTCGCGGTGCATCTGGGGAAAAGCCGGCAGTATATCACAGACATCTGTAATGGCAAGCAAACGCCTGGAAAAAAATTAGCCATACGGATGGCTGCTGCGTTGGATCAGCAGGTTTCAGCGGCGGAGCTTGCGGGGTTTATAGACCCCAAGGACCGTGCCGCCTAATCACCCCACTCCAAGTCTAGGTCACTCAGACTGGAGACGATCTTTTTTTGTGGGTTCGCTTCTAACACAACGGGATGGGCCTTATAGCCGACCAGGACATAGACCCTTCCTGTCTCGCGGTCCAGCCGATAGGCCAAGGACCGATACGAGGATCGGACAACAGAGTATCGCTGATGCTCAATCCATCGCTCCGAGACATAGACTCCGGTTGCTGCGACAATCACCGCGATTGTCAAGGCTATCCATTTCATCAACACACCTCCTTCCAAGAGGAACACCATGCCTAAACGCAATGCCACAGAAGGTCGTTCCGTAAGCCTCCCCGGTCCTATGTGGGGAAGCCTTGATGAATACTGCAGACGAAACGATGTGTCCACATCTTATGCCCTCCGTCGTGCGGTTCGGTATCTGTTAGCCGTCGAGACGGCTGAGGACCCGAGAGTTTGGGACCAACTATACCAAGATAATATGAATGAGTCCTGACCGAAAATAATTTTTTTATTAATTTTTCGTAATCGCCACAACAGGGAGGCGTTATGGACAATCGAGAGGCCACATTCGAGTATTTAAATCATCTCAAGAACCGGGCTCAAGGAAGGATGCTCATGGAGCAAGCGGGAATCGAGGCCGGGGATACGGGCGAGCTCCTGGACGAACTAAACGACCTCAGCGACCGAATCCACCAGGTCTACAAACCGCTCTTGGAGGCTATGGCGCTGCAGAACGAGAGGCTGAATGGAAAGCGCAGCGCAGCATAACAATGTGGTGTCCATAAAGGTGCCTCCGCATGACTTGGATGCGGAGCAGGCCGTTCTGTGCGGCGTTCTATTGGATAATCGCTCCATTCACAAAGCCAGAAAGTACATCCAGGCGAAGGATTTCTACCGGGAAGCCCATCAGTCCATCTTTGAGGCCATGGAATCCTTGGCAGATCATCGGGAGGCTATCGACCTCATTACGTTAGCCGACGAACTCAGGAAACGAGATTATCTGGAGAAGGTGGGCGGTCCAGAGTATTTAATCGCCCTCTCCCAAGCGGTTTCCACAACAGCCATCATTGAACACTACGCGAAAATCATCAAGGCGCTATCCCGGCGCCGATCAGCCATTCTCATTTGCTCCCAGGTAGCTGACAGACTGTACCTGCCCCAAGAGGAACCGGAAGACATTCTCTCGGATCTCAAAATGGAGATCATTTCCATTGAGGGGCACGGACAGACCAAAACCCCTCAACAGATCGTGGATGAGGTGTACCGGGACATTGAGCGCAGGGCTGTGAGTGGTGACCATCAGTTAGGTGTTCAGACTGGGTTCAAGGCGATTGATGAGAACACCGGGGGACTCGAGGCGGGTTGCACCTACGTTCTCAAGGCAAAAGGGCATACAGGCAAGAGCGCCCTTGCCCTTCAAATCGCTGATAACGTGGCCCAGGAGAATCCGGAAGACCTCACCCTCTATATCACTCTCGAAAGCCAGGCCACGATCCTCACAAGGCGCAGAATGGCCCGAATGAGCGGCATCGCCCTCACCCGCATCCGCAAAGCCAATATTCACGATGAGTACGAATGGGAGCGCCTGACCGAAGCCGTGGGGGTCTGCTCTCAGGACAACCTTTGGATCGTAGACGACCGGGAGCTCACGTCCTATCCACGACTTGCCGCGTTCTGTGAATCCTTGGCCCTTGAGCGCCAATTGGCCTTGTTGGTCATCGACCATTTGCAACTCTTGGGGATGCCCGGAAAGTTTACATCCACCCACCAAGAGTACAAGGCAATTTCCAAGCAATTAAATTACTTGGCAATGAACCTTAATGCTCCACTTTTAATAGTATCCCAAGTCAACAAGGAAGGGGATGCCAAGGAAAGTGGGGATATTTACAATAATGTGGATAATGAATGGGCATTGGAAAGAGATACAAAAGAGAGTGAAGAGGCGCGGTTGATATGCACGAAAGGAAAAGACACAGGACTATGGAGGACAACACTACATTTTGATCGCTATAAACAACGCTATCGCGATTACAAATCGACTGTACCAGAGGTGTAAGGGAAGAGGGAAAAACGGCGCTACATGGCATCCCCCCAGACTGAAAATGGGTATACGAAATTTGCCAATGAACTCATGGAAGCCCTGGCCCGGAACCGCATCCCAGGGCAAGAGCTTAGGGTGGTACTAGCAGTGGCTAGGAAAACATACGGTTACGGCAAAAAACAGGATGCGATTTCTTACGGCCAAATCGCGCAAATGACCGATATCCCTCGAACAAGAGTAATCAAGCACGTTCAAAGCCTAGTCTCAAAGATGGTACTAGGTAGTCTCAATAATGGGACTAGGAAGCCCCCAACCCTTTGGATTAACAAGGATTATGAGACATGGAAGCCTAGTCCCAAAAAAGGGACTAGTCCCAAAGAAGGGACTATCGCTAGTCCCATAGTTGGGAACAGATCTAGTCCCAATAATGGGACCCACAAAAGAAAGAAAGAAAACTTACAAAAGAAAGAAGGCGATTTTGAAATTTTTTGGAAAGCCTGTCAGTGGCCTAACAAGGGAAGCAAAAAACAGGCCCGGGAACAGTGGGGCAAAACAGCCAAAGAGCGGCCTTCCTTGCCTGATCTTTTGAAGATTATCGAGCTTCAAATCAAAGATAAACGCGAGAAGAAATCTCAAGGTGAGTTCGTGCCTGAGTTCCAGCATGTTGTGCGCTGGCTGAAGAATGCCCGGTGGGAGGATGAATTGGAGGTCAATACGGAACCCACGAAAATCTACTGCCCAGGATGCGGTCAACGCCACACCCCGGAGGCCGTGAAGAGGGAAGGCGGGAAGTGTCCTGCGTGTGCAAGGCAACTTACGGAAGGAAAGGCATGAGCGACTACCAAGACATCGCCAGGGGCATAGCAAATCTGGTGGAGGACAAGCAGAAGGCTTACGGGGATTCGTTTGGGCAGGCCGGCCAGGTCATGCGGATTCTTTACCCGGAAGGTATCAAACCCGAGCAGATGAACGATGCCCTGACGGTGGTGCGGGTGATCGACAAGCTGTTTCGGGTAGCCACGGACAAGGGGGCGTTTGATGAAAGTCCATGGCGGGATATTGTCGGCTACTCTTTGCTGGCAGTGAGGAGGGATGAATTATGAGGGTGTACGTCGCAGGGGCATATTCAGCGGACAACGTGATTTCCATTCTGGATAACATGCGAAAGGGGATGAGGGCGGCGACGGAAGTGCTTTTGATGGGCCACGCCCCCTTCGCCCCATGGCTTGATTATCAATTTCAACTCATGCTGCGGGAGGGAGAAATCCTGACGGTTCACGATTACTACCACTACTCACTAGCATGGCTTGAGGTGTCGGATGTCGTGTACGTCATTCCCGGATGGAAGGAAAGCAAGGGAACCCGTATGGAGATTACCCGGGCTCATGAACTGCGAATCCCCGTAGTGTTCCATTTGGCCGATATCCAGAGAGAGTCGGAGCACATCAACTGCTCAACCTGCGCGTTCAAGAAGTTGGGATGGTCCCATAAACCCTGCAGTCAATGCCTGGAAGAACGGACATTCGAAAACCATTATCCCCGCTGGTTGAGCAAGGAGATTGCTCGAAAATCACCGGAACTCAAGGCAGCGGCATGTTACGCCGCTCTCCGAAAACAACCGGTTCCCTCAGTGATGAGATATCAGGTGGCGTAATGGCGACAATGATCGCACCCAGAGGCGGACTGGAGAAACTTAGGTCTTGGCGTTCCAAGAAATACCAAGACTATGTGCGGGATCAACCCTGCCTGAAATGTGACCAGCCCTCCATCCCCGGAGAGAGAAATACATTCCATCATGTTCGCTTACCAGGGCTGGCAGGGGGCCAATCGTGCAAGCCAAGTGATTTACAGGGGGTGAGCCTATGCCCGGTATGCCACGAGCGGTATCAGAACAACCTAACGGCTCTCTTACTCGACCTAGATTGGGATATAGCCACCCTCGCGATTCACATGCTGAGGCAACTGAATGATTTTTTGGCGGGGGAGAAGAAGTGACGCCCTACTTCCAAACTGACCTTGGCACCCTCTACCACGGGGAAAGGTATTGACATGAAAAGTACTGATTGGAATGGCGGAATGAAAGAAGCTTTGCGGAGGTATCTGCTTGCCGGTAAAACCTATACAGAAATAGCCATTATAATGGGTAAATCGATAAACGCAATAGCCCATGCAAAGAGTCGTTATTGCAGGGATCTCGGACGGCAAAACCAAGGCATGGTTCGTGGAGAAAAACATTATTTATTCAATGGGCACAGAACCATAGACGGCGCAGGCTATGTGGTTAATACAAAGACCGGGCAGCGTGTTCATAGAGAGGTTATGGAAGAATATCTTGGCCGCAAGTTAGAACCGTTTGAACTTGTTCATCACTGCAATGGAGACACACAGGATAACAGAATCAAAAACCTCGAATTAACATCCCGCGCAGATCATGTCCGGCAATTTCACCCCGAAGTCGGTAAGGAAACACGTTTTGGATCTTAAACAATACGAATATTTCAGAACTGACCTAGGCGTTTTGTATTGTGCAGATTGCCTCTCCATCTTACCAGAGCTTGAGCCGGTGGACTTGGTGCTGACTGACCCGCCGTACAGTTTTAAGCATATAGACGGTGGGGGATTTGCAAGGAAAGCAAAATTTTACAGTGAGCGACGGCTAAAAGATATATGCACTTTTGATTTTGAAAAGATTATTCCATCTGTATTTAGTAAATCAGGGTATCTTATTGCATTCCATAGCCGGGATCAAATTCCCGAGTATGCTGAATTTGCAGTAAGAATAAAGGCGTCATACGATTTACACGTTTGGCATAAAACTAATGCCGTGCCTTTTACGAACAATACATGGAAAAGCGACCTTGAGTATATTGCTCATATCTGGAATAAAAAGCCGGGATGGGGAAAGTTGTCGCAAGAACATTATAATAAAGCCTATATTGCTCCATTGGAAACCAACAGGCAACATCCCGCACAAAAACCAATGCAACTTATTTTGAAATATCTAATGGTGTTAGAGCCAAAAAACATTCTTGATCCCTTCCTTGGCTCCGGCACCACCGCCGTAGCCTGTGAACGCCTGGGCCGCCGATGGATCGGGATTGAGATCAGTGAAGAGTATTGCGAAATAGCCGCCAAGCGGATTGATGCTGAGGCGAGACAGGGGAAATTGTTCGCATGAGAGACGAACACATGACTGAGGGCATTACAGCCGACATCGAGAAGAAGGTGATTCGCTGGCTTTTTGTGGCCTGCGCGATAGGTGCCGTTCTTTTAACGACGTGGATTTGGAGTGTCCTGTGACCACCATCCGCATGACAGAACAGGAAGTAGCCGATCACATGGCTAAAGTCAGAGGGGAGAAGGTAAGCCCCCACGAAGCGGACCCAGGTCCGGAGTCTGACTTGCAGGGCAAGATCACGAAGTGGGCCCATGATCGAGGCTACCCATGTTTATCCTTCAGGCAGTCGCGTAAGGCTCAAGGGTTCCTGGTCCCCGGTTGGCCGGATATCACATTAGTTATGCCTAGCAGGGTCCTATTCATTGAACTCAAGTCGGCTAATGGGTGGCTCAGGAAGGAACAAAGGGACATCGCCCGAATGCTTCTGTGGCTCGATGCGGAGTGGTATCAAGTCAAGTCATGGAGGCGGTTCATGGAAGCGGTGAATAAAAAACGGGAGATCCCGACAACGGGAGAGGAGGGGTGAAGATGAAGAACAAACTACAAGAGGCCTATGGAATAATTAACGAATGGGGTCTAAACGAAGATGATTTTATAGCACAAAAAGTTCAATATTATATGTCGGGTGGTGAAGCTGATGATAATAGCATTGAGTTACACAAATATTTTCAGGTTCAACTTAAAATAATAGTAGATTTAGGACTAAGGGAGGCGAAAAATCTTTTAGGAGAACAGGAGGTCGATCATGAGAAAGACGTTTAAGGGGTGGGTGGGAAAGATGGTGATGAACAACGGGATACAAAAACATTGGCGGGAAAAGGGCTATTGTATCTCAATGTTTAAGAGGAAAGGGAAAAAGGCAGAATGGGAATCTAAAGACTGGCCCCCGCTTAAAGTCACCATAACCGTAGAAATGGAGGACTGACATGAAGAAAGAACCATCGGAGTTTATAGAGTTAAAAGCTGAACATGATAATTTATGTGAAATATGTGCTAAACGAGATGAATGTAAATTTAAAGGTGATGGTTTTGTTAGCCATGTTATTTTATGTGGGTGTTTTGAATCCCAAGGAGATGAGACATGCGCCAATTCCGACACGCCGTAGTCTGGGTAGCAGGGGGAGTCTGTCACGGGATTACATGGGCCGCCAACTGGCTCTGCATTGCATCTGTGCATATCGAGGATTGGATGGCCAATCTGCGCGACAAACGGAGACGATGGGAGTGTGGGGTTTAGAAGGAGGGATGAGGATGGCTAAAATTGCCCGATGCCAATATTGCGGGTCTATTTGGGTTTGCTGGAACTGGATGCATGTTGACCGCAAAACCCTTGAGCGTCTAAACCCTCATTTACCTCCCGACGAAATTAAAGAATGGGGTCATGAGTGTTGGGATTGTGAGGCCGCACAGGAAACCCACAAGAAAGTAAAAAACGGTATCCCTTATTGGGTGTTGAAATATTTTTACCGTCCTGGAAAATGGATATCTACAAAATTGAAGATAATTCAACGGAATGCAGACGAGGAAAAATGATGTGCCCAAAATGCAAAGGAAAGGGTTTTATAAATATTGTCCATTGGGACAGGAACGGGGTTGAATGCAAAACGTGTCCTGAATGCGGCGGTTCTGGGCTTGCTAAACAACCGACAAAGAAAGTGAAATGTGGACACTAATCCAAGAACCCGCCCTATGGTGGGGCATCGTTGTCATACTCATTATATGGGTTGTCGTGAGGGGGTAGGGATGAAAGGGGGAAAAATGTTTAAATTGTACAAGGTTGCCATGGAATTCGAAAACAGGGTTTGTGGATCGGTCCCGTTGAGTAAGGAACTGGTTCCTATTTGGCTGAAAAGTCGGATGCCCAAAAACAAATCAGATAATGATCGTCCGGTGGAGGAGATCGAGCAGGAAGTGCTTGATTCTATCCAGGAAACCGAAGAACGCACAACATTGGGGTTCCAAGATCAAGACGGCGTTCTGGTAGTTCGAGGCGGTACGATCAAGGCACATCTAAAGGATTGCGCGAATCAGGTGAAAGACGCACTAAAGCCGCAGATAAAAGCGTTTCGTGCGAAGGTCGCAAACAAGGTCTACGTCGATGAATATTGGATTCCAATCATGCGGCGGGATGAATTCGTTACCGAACCGGATGGAAGTTTTGAGCAACCGGTTCATGTTATGACAGCCATGGGACCGAGAAACGCGCTGAAGCAGATTCAGTATGTCGAGAAACCTGTTCTTTCGTTTACCCTGAAACTCTTACCAGACAAGGAAGTGACAGCCGATGCGTTGCGGAGCGTGTTCGAATATGGCTCGGTCCATGGCTACGGCGGAGAGCGAGGCATGGGTGAAGGGAGGTATAGGTTCACGATGGAGGAGGCGGACTGACGGCGAGTGGTGAGGTGCGATGGAGCGTTTTGTTGTGTCGCCGAGTAATGAGCTGAAATGAGATGCAGTGCCGTCGAGACCCGGTATGAGCTGGCATGAGCTGGTTTGCCGTCGAGTGATGTTCTGCTGTGATTTGCCGGTGCTTTGCCGTGGATTGTCGTCGAGATATGTTTTGATATGTACTGGTGCGTAATGATTTGACGTCGAGATGTGGAATGAACTGTTTTGAATTGAAATGCCGTCGAGATGTGGCGTGGCTTGGTTTGATTTGCTGTGGACCGTCCTTCAAGGTCGTGGAGGGGATAAGTGAGAACAGGCTATCCACAACAGCAATACGCTGAAGATATGGGATTCAGGGACATGGGCGAGGCCCTGTACTTCCTGTGCGGGGCTGAGAGAGGGGAGTGGAGCCAGGAGGCCGTGGCGGATCTCATAGGGGTGAGTCGATTTACCATTGTGCGATGGATGAAGCTTTACGGGGTCCAAGCGCGTCCAAAGGGGTGCGGAGATCGTGGCGATAATGCAGATTATAAGACCAAAATCAGGGCATTGGGGGAGGCGTATGCAAGGGACCGGACAGCTCAAGAGATAGCGGACCGGGTGGGGTGTGCAAGGAAAACAGTTAGTCATTACATTAGGTTATGGGGATGGAAGACTCGAGGGAACAAAATCAACTTTTCAATCGCCATTTGAGGTGTCATAAATGAATCGTGCGCGAGAGGTGCGCCCAAACAAAGTCTGCTTCTTCAATGCTCGCCTTGTCTGCAAACCACGCAGCCGATCCGGGCGTTTTTTATGCCCACTGCAAGGCCGAGTGTTCGGGGATTTCCTGACGGCGCTGACGCAGTATTATCTATCCAGCCCGTATAAATCTCAGTCGATGATGCCGGGAGCGGGTTCAGGCGCGGGAGGGTTGCTTCCTGGGCAGATCAAGGCATTCGACATCGGCAAGTGCATTGCCGTGGAACATGAGGATCTTGTGAGGGAATTCTGGCACACAGGGCGGATTCCCAATAAAGCAACCTGTGAGGCATTGAGCGCCTCCCTGGAGAGATTTAAAGATGTGAGGTTCGCACACAAGTACGGACAGGATTGAGGACACAACATCGGACATGCGCGGAAACGACTACGAACGCAAGCGGCATTCAATCGAGAGTGCCGCTTTTAGTTTGTCCGAGGATCTACCACCCAAGGCTATCAAGCCACCGGCTAAGCTCTCAGTAGGGCTCAGGACGCCCATTGCGGACCTACTTAAGCATAAAGTTGAGACGGTCAACAGCGCCAGGCTGAGGGCGGGTGTAGGGGCCGCGTTCACGATAGCTGGCATTCCCGTATAACAAGACAACCCCAAGGGAGGGATCGGCTCCGCTGGCTGTCGATCAAGAGACGGCTTCCCCTGCAGCGGGGCCGGTCCCATGCTTTTCTATGGATATCCAAATCATCACATGGACAGGCCCGGGTCCCGATTGGTGGGCAGGGTCTACAATCTGGGACCCTTTTTGGATGTGGTTGATGGTCTGCGGAGTAGCGTTCATGGTCGTGACGGTATGGCGGCGGGATAAGGGAGTCTGATGGGTGGCCGAGTAAAATACGATTGGGAGGCAATCAAGCGGGAGTATAGGGCAGGGCAGCTCTCCATCAGTGAGATTGCCGCTCAATTCGGTTGCCGGCGTGAGACCATATCACGAAGGGCCACGAAGGAGGGTTGGACCCGGGACCTTGCCCCTGCGGTAAGGAAGGCCGTTGCGAGTAAGGTCACAAGGATCACGTCACAGGTCACAGATCCAAACGTGACCGATGATGAGATCATCGAGAAGGCGGCTGACCGGGGAGCAGAGGTCATCACGCTTCACCGGCAGGACATCGCTGCGCTCAGAGAGTTGGAAGCCAAGCTGATTGCCGAACTCAGGGACAACCCCACCAAACTCTACCTTGCACAATACCAAGGTCAGATCATTGAGAAGACGGTGGGGTTGACTGCGGCTGAAAGAGCACAGGCCGCGAACAACCTGGCGAATGTCCAGCATAAGCGTATTGCCCTCGAGCGGCAGGCGTTCAATCTGAACGATTCGGGGTTCGATGATCCTGACGCCCCTGATTCTATCCTGATCCGAGTGAACCGTGGCGAAAAAGACGGTTGATTTTGACACGGACGTAGCAGGTTTTACCCGGAACAAGCGGCAGATGGCCGCGCTCAAGGCCCTGGATTCGGGGAAAGTCAAGTACCTGCTCTACGGCGGCGCCCTCGGGGGAGGCAAATCGTACCTCCTGAGATGGTACGGGGTGCGCCGGCTCATGACCCTGTACCAGAAGTTTGGGTTGAAGCACATCACGGGGATGCTGGCTTGTGAGGACTACCCGAGCCTCAAGGATCGACAGCTCCAGAAGATCCTGTTTGAATTCCCTCCTTGGCTGGGGACCTATCATGGGGACCACAAGGTCTACGGGCGGTGTTTCATTCTTAAGCCACGGTGGGGTTCGGGCGTGTTGTGCTTCCGGAACCTGGACGATCCGTCCAAGTACGCCTCAAGTGAGTGGGCCCTGATTCTGGTCGATGAGCTCACGAAGAACACCTACGAGATATTCACGTTTCTCCGGACCCGGCTGAGATGGCCCGGGATTCCGGATATTGAGACACAGTTTGTCGGTGGGACGAACCCAGGTGGCCCGGGTCACGGCTGGTGCAAACAGATGTGGATGGACCGGGAGTTTCCCGAGGAGTTCGTCAAACCTATCGACTACCGGGATTCATTCGCTTATGTGCCGAGCAAGGCGGATGACAACCCGTTCTTGGATGAGAGTTATTGGGCCACGCTGCAGACCCTTCCCCCCGAGCTCCGTAAAGCGTTTCGGGATGGGTCATGGGATATCTTTTTAGGCCAAGCACTCCCCATGCTTTCTCGAGACATTCACGGCATCGACCCCATGCCGGTGCCTGAGCACGCTCCATTGATGATGACCTACGATTGGGGATGGGGCAGGCCGTTCTCTCTCGGATGGTGGTGGATAGACCAGGATGGACGGCTGATTCGGTTTCATGAGTGGTATGGGTACACCGGCACGGCGAATCAGGGATTGAGGATGGCCGACGGTGAGGTTGCCAAAGGCATCAAGAAGATCGAGAAAGAGCTAGATTTGGGCATCTGGGGTGGTAAACGACATATCATGAGGATCGCAGGTCCTGATTGTTTCAATAAAAAACCTGATTACAGGGGTGGGGGACAGGGGCCGAGCACAGCGGAAGAGTTCGGCAGGCAGCAAATCTACCTAACCCCCGGAGATCCGAGCAGGGATCTCAAAATCCGTCAGGTGAGGCAACGCCTGCAGGTCCCTGAGGGGTATCCGTCAGACCCGAAGGCGCCGGCGCCGATGATGCTGATATACAAGACCTGCACGAATTTCTTTCGGACCATGACCACGTTGCCCATGGATGAAACCCATGTGGAGGACGTGGATACCAAAGCTGAGGACCACATTTACGATGAGGTGGGCTTGGCGTGCATGGCCCGACCCATGCCGATGGTGGGACCGAAGAAGAATAAGCCTTGGCATGAACGTAGGATCGAGGAACTGCAGCGACCCCCGGAGATCACTGATGAACTGGCTATGGCCGCGATGGATGCCCAGGCCATTCGGGAGATGGGGTATGACCCGGATGAAGTGCCAGAAGATGCCATCTTGATTGACAACAGTGGGGAGATGGTCCCCACGATAGGAAGCGAATGATCGAGATATCCATGGCGCAAGCGGCAATCGCAGCGGCGGCCCTTCTGGTCGCCTTTTTTGTTCTGGTCCTGTTCGGGTTTGTCATGGGGTTTATGGCGAGGCGGGATAAATCAGTTACGACTGTCACGCAGTCCCGCGCTCCGGAGATGAGCGGTCCATATAACGATCCCGAGGGCGGGTACATCGAAGATGAAATCTGGGACGGTGAGGATGATTCCCGGGTTCCCACGGTGAGGACATGAAATATAGCAGGGGCAACAAGGTCAAGTGTGCGATTCCTCCGGGCCATGCGGTGCTGGTGTGTCCCCATTGCCGGTTTGAACTCGGCTTCTTCAACCCCAAGGACATTACGGTGCCGGTTGAGGCTACCATGTTCCAGGGGATCAAGCCGTCGAGCAAAGACATGATGTGGGCGTTTCCCGCGGCGGCGAGAAGCCCGAAGGCGTTTGATTGGAGAACGCTCAGGTGCCTGTTCTGCGGCCTACCCGTGTTTGTCCAAACTGGCAATCATCGGGAAGCCGGCCAGCATGTCACTCAGATTCTCACCCGGTACGGCTATTGGGAGATCGGAGATCCGGAAATCCCCAGAGAACCCACGGTTGAGGATGAGCGGCAGAAACGAATCAACCAAGAGTGGGGAGAGTACGAGGAGGAATCGAAATCGCTCGAAGAGAAGAACCAGGAGGCGATTGAGGCTGAGTTTCCCAAGGAAGAGGAACCCAAGGCCCCTGAGAGGCCTGTGGACCCCGACAAGCCCCACATTTGCCCCTATTGCGGTAGGGGATTCAAACATCCATCTAGCCTGAGCCGGCATGTCAATCACCGGTGCAAGCTGAACCCGGAGAGGAACAAATGAAACCAGAAGCCATCAAACCCGACGATAGGCAGGCCATGGCCATTGACGCCCTCGAGGGCGTTTCCATCCCCGACCTGGCCCTCAAGTACTTCGATATGGGCCTCGCGTCGGCCTCCGACGTGTCTGACGTTGTTCTCGGGGTGTTCAATAAGGCCGCACCCGAGATCATGCGCTCATACCCGAACGAGAGGCATGACCTGTCGAAGTTCCTGACCAAGCTTCGAAAGGATACCCGGCGCCAACTCAAATTAGCAATTCGAACCAAGACACGGGGGAAGAAATGAGAGAGGCAAGGCTGGTTCACATCATGTCGCCTACGACCCAATTTATCGGGTACACCAAGCAGAACAACTATGATCAGGTGGTTACGCTGACCGAGGCCGTTCTGATTACCTACCAGCGGGGCCCAAGCGGAACACCTACCCGGACCATGCGGTCTATCAAGTCCGACAAGGACTACAAGGGCGATGAGATCACGATCCGTGGGGATTGCGTCATCATACCGGTGGAAGAGGTGGAGAAGCAAGGGTCACTGTACCATCAGTACATGCAGACCCTCCACCCTGGCCGTATCCAGCCGGTTGAAAAAAAGCTCGTTTCCCCTGGCGGGGGGGCGATGAACTGACCGGGGGCGTGCCCATACGCTTCTTTTCCATGGTTGGTTCCTCCTTGACGCCCGGTTCCGGGGCGTCTGAAGTTTCGGACAGGGGCCTTGCCCGGGGGCGCTCGAAATACTCGGGCTTTAACCGATTTCGCTCTGGCACTGATCGTCGCAGAGTCGCCATGAAGCTAATTTCAAGAGGTTAATTTATGAGGCACTTATTCTGGAAGGCAGCTAGCGGGATTGAACGTCTCAGGAGTGGATTGCTCCGGGTTCAATTCTGGCTTGAGGATCTATCGCGCCCTAAACGCAAGGGGCCATGCCCCACCGTTTCTTTTGAGGAGATGGATGCCGTGACCGAGCAGATTTGGGGTGGTTACGAGAATGTCTTTGCGTCCTATTTCGCAAGATCGGCTTTGGTAGATCAACTTTTACGAGACAAGAAAGAAGTTCTTGCCAAGGAGTATGGTGTAGTAGATGCCTGAAGAACAGACAGTCGATACCATCCGAGACGAGGACGAGTCGGTAGAGCTCGTTCCTCCCGAGGGAAACAAGAAGGTCGGGCGAACGGTGTTCCAACTCCTTGACGCTATTCTTCAGGACAAGGAGTCTCTCGGTCTTCCCCGGAAGTGGCACTACCATGAGCGTCTCGCCCAGAATAAGCACTGGAAGAGTTCTTCGAAAAAGGCATCTCTCCGCTCGGCCAATCTCCTCCACACCCATAGAATTGAGTCCCGGAACCTCCTGACAGCCAATAGCCCCACTTTCGACGTGGAGAAGATCGGTGGGTCTGAGATTGACGAAGACAAGTACATGGATCTCGTTCATACCACTCAGCATTGGTGGTTATCTCAGGAGCAGCACAAGATTTACAGCCGGGAAGTGGATACCGGGGAGATCGCCGGGTGTGTGGTGGATAAGGTCCGCTTCGACCCGGATGCCGAATTCGGAATTGGGGAGGCGGTAGCCGAAAGAATCCACCCCTTCTACTTCGGCATGTGGCCGCTGGACTGTGAGGATAACCAGAAGGCCGATGCCAACTTTCATTTCGAGCCCGTTCCCACAAGGAAGCTCCGGAAGGAGTACCCCAATTTAGCCAAGCAGATCAAGCCCGACTCGGAATGGCTCTCCAAGATAGGTGATAGCCGAAAGGAGATTCAGGCCGGCGGTCAAGGAAGGATGCAACGGTGGTTCACCAGCATTGGTAGCGTGGTCAAGGCGATGCTGGGGGAGAACACCGCAGGTACAGCCAGCCACTTGGATAAAATGACCCTAGCCGTGGAATGCTGGGTGCGGGACGATACCATGGTCCCCATGGTCGAAGAACGGGAGGTTGCGGACGACCAGGGCCGTGGTACAGGTCAAATCGAAAAGATTGAAACCGGTGAGCAGCAACTGAAGTACCCGGGCGGCATCCGGTACATTCGCGTTTGTAACGGCGGGGAGTTGGTGCTTGAGGACCGTGGAAATCCGAACATCAACCCCAACCTACCCCCCGAAAAAGCCAAGTGGACCTACCTGTACGATAAATTTCCCTTCACCGTCACGGTTTCAGAGACAAACGACTCCCACCCATGGGGCATGAGCGATTTCGAGCAGTTGGAAGGGCTTCAGGTCGAGATCAACAAGACCCTCAGTCAGATCAATCTCTTCAAGGACCGGGCTGCAAGGCTCAAAATCAAGAATCCCATGGATTCGGGCGTGGATAACGCCGAACTCACCAACTACCCGGGCATCATTCGACCCTCTTCCTACCTGACCTCCAAAGGGATCGAGTACCTTCAACCCCCGCAAGCTCCTATTGATATGTACAAAGCCTTGGAAATCACCAAGGACCTCTTTTTCCTCGTATCCGGTACATTCTCCCTCCAGCAGGCCCAGACCGAGGGCCGGGAAGTTATTGCGTACAAGGCTATTGCCGCCCTGCTCGAGCGGGTGACGGATCGGCTTCGTGGAAAATTCGAGAATTATTCCCGTCTCGTCAGGGAACGGGGCCGGATGTACGTCTCAATGGTGCAAAATTGGTACACCGAACCCCGCCATATCACCTACACCGATGAGAGTGGGGAGCAGGTTTCCAAGCAGATCGTTGGTGCCGACCTCATATTTCCAGCGAAAATGACGGTGGTCTCCGGGTCCATGATGCCCACCTCCAGGGTCCAGCAACGGGAAGAGGCTTTGGCGCTCTATGAGAAGAATGCCCTTCCCCTTGAAGAACTCCTGAAAGCCTTGAATTGGCCGAATTGGAGGCAGGTGGTCAACAAGATGAACATGGGACCGTTGGCCGATATGCTCCAGAGACTCGCCGAGCTCGGGATGCCCGAACAGTTGGTAGGGTTCCTCCAGGAACTCCAGACCATGGAACCCAAGGACTTCAAGAAAGCCATGGAGAAGGGGGAATTGCCCGACTTCCAGACCATGCTACAGCAGATTATGGGAGGGGAACCCCAGGAAGACCCGATGAAGGTCCTTGAGCAGCAACTGAAGCAGGCTGAGATTGCCAAGGAGGACGCCGAGGCGCAGAAGGTCGAGGCTGAAACCGATTTGGCTTACGAGAAGGTCCGGAGTGAAAGGGTAGAGCAGCAGGTCAAATCACAAGGGGTTGATCTGGACTGGAGCAAGCTCAAGATCGAACGGGCCGAGTCGATCCACCGGATGAACTACGAGCGGGAGCAGGAGCGGGATAACCGGGCCAAGATCGTCAGTGACATCATGGCTCAGAAGTCTGCGGAGAAGCGGGGGCAAGGGCCCTATCGAGAACGGGGCATGAAGTCAAACAATCAGGAGTAACTCATTATGGTTGAGATCACACCGGGTCTTACCGAGGAACTGGCCGAGCAACTTGCCGTTATTGGGCCATGGAGAGAACCAGAAGGACATACTAGCCTTTATAAAACCGCTTACATTGAACTCAGGGGCCATAGCCAAGACTCTCCAGATATTATTCGTTCTTTTATTTACGGTACAGCTACAATAAAAAAATTTGATAATAGCGTCAAACTTAGAGAAACAAAACACACCGATATACTGAAATCTCTTTGTAAAATGTTGATTGCAATGCAAAAGAAGGGGATGCTTTCGGTATCTATTCCACATGATGATTACTCAGAATTAGTTGAAATTGAATGCAACCGAATCTGCGCTCGATATCAAAACAGCGACCAATGGGAGACGATTTATGCCAGCGAATGATAAGGAGCATTGGAACGTTGTCGAGGTTAAACAGCAAGGGCGAGCCTTACGAAGACCAGATTATTACAATGGCGGCCATGTTTCTCTGCCTTGGATGTGTTTCCCTGTTCCCCGTGAAGGCGAGCCGCCTCTGATTTTTGTGTGCGCTGTTGACCTTAGAACCAAAGAAATTTTTCTAGATCCCGAGCCTATTCAGGGAGGCTGATAGTGCCGATTTACGATAACGAATGCCAATCCTGTGGTAATGTCTTCGAGGCCATTGTCAGTGCGGATGAAGAGGTGCTTCCCTGCCCTCAGTGTGGGGCCGATTCCAAGCGAATTCTGTCCTACGGGGGCGTGAACTGCTTCAACAACGATGCTGGCTGGATCAAGTCGGTACTTGATGTGGTGGACAAGGACAGCAAGGACCCGGCCACGGTGCAGTTTCGAAAAGATCCCACTCGAGAGAACTACCACCGGTGGATGAAATCCAGGGGTCTTCGCCCGATGGAACCGGGGGAGGAGCGAACCCGGAGGAAACCCCTTGAGGAATTCGAACAAAGACGCCCTGAGCGTGTGGACAGGATGATGAAGGGGTTGAGGAAACGCCGACGATTGGAGATTCGAAGCCATGCCTAAACAACTGGATAGATGAGTACAGGCGGTCATCGGTGAAGGTCACACCGAAGAGGAAGCCTACGGGATTTGCGCCAAGTCCACTGGCTGGGTCAAGAAGAAGGGCGGGGGTTGGCGAAACAAAAAGGAGAAAAAGTAATGGCTGATACTATGGAAAAACGAGACGAGGACCGTAAACAGAGCCGACGCAAAAGGCGTACCCGTCCATCTACCCTTATGGGTCGTAGGCGTGCGATGCAGGCGGCAGCCGGTGCCATGCTTCCTGGGCGAACATCCAGGCGCGTGGACAAGAGAAAAGCGGACAACTTTTTCAAGGTTCTCGTTGGTGAATGAACCCCAAAATAGACGAAATCCTCAAGGAGATTGAGCGGAGGATATCCCTCCGTATCCAGTCCGATTTCAGCGGTCAACTCAGACTTCGATTAGAGGTGAATATCAACCAAGGGGGGATAGGCGAGTCCTTCTTGGAGGAAAATACAAAAGTAAGACTGAAGTTCCGGTAACGGAAAAGCCTCTCTCATAGGGAGAGAGTTACTTTGAAGCCCGGGTCGTTCCTCATTCGTGGGGAGTGGCCCGGGCTTTTTTTATTTCAACCCAAGAGAAGGAGTATCGAGATGCCGGATGAAGACAGAATTTCGACGCTAAACGCTCCCGGTGAACCCGATGGAGGGGCGGCAAGCCCCAATTCCGGTGACACCGATGGCGGGTCCTCGTCGATCCCCGAAGCACCCAGTACTGATCCTGATTTCGTCAACACCGTTGGTGTGGGCACCGAACCCGAGGGGGCGAATAACACCGGAGATCAGGAAAAGGATGCCGGCGGTGATGAAGAAGGCGGGGAGAAGAAGGGGACCGAGGACAAGGGTGAGTCTGACGAGGAACGCTTCGACAAGCACCCCGCATGGCAACGCATCAAAAAGCAGAGAGACGAGGCCAACGAACGAGCGGCACGGTTGGAACAGAAGGTTGATGAACTGACCTCTGCGGTGCTCAGCAAGAAAGACGAAAAAGGCGGTGAAAGACCCCCATCCTTGCTCGACAAGGAAGAGGATGAGCTTCGGGAGATGATGGACGATGACCCCAAGGGCTTCCTGAAGGCGATTTTGGATGAGGGCAGAAACAGTGCCCTGTCGGAGTTTCAGGAGCAGTCCAGGACCCAAGGGTATCAAGCTGCGGTCATCGACACCATTGACCAATTCGCCTCTGAGCATCCCGATTTCGATCAGATGTGGGACCGGAAGGAAATTCAGTCCTTCATCGACAACCATCCGGGGCATAACGCGATCTCCGCGTACTGGGCCCTGAAGTCGGACGGTCTTATGTCGAAGGAAGACCACGAAAAGGCTGTCCAGGATGCGATCGAGAAAGATCGAGCCAACCGATCGAGCAAACGTCTGGCCTCCGTGCAAGGTGCCGGGGCATCCGGGTCTAGGGCGGTATCTGCCCACTCGGAGAGTCCCGAACTCAAAAATCCGAGCAAATTCGGAGGGAGTACAAGCGCCCTTGTCCATAGGCTGAGAGCAAAAAGGGCTGAACAGGCAGGGGCCTGATCCCTCCTCATGGAGGCGATAGAAAATGGCTCTGACATTCGAGGAACTTGAGTCCGTCACCAACGATTATTTCGCGCTGGAGGACGGCAAGGCAGTCGATATCTACTTCGACACCAGTTTTCTCCTGAACCATCTCCTCAAGCAGCACAAGGGCATTTGGATGAGGCCCGAGGGCGGTGAGAAGATCCGCGTGCCCCTGGAGTATGACGGCCAGGAAGCGGGGTTCTACTCCCGAGGGGATGTGCTTTCGAGCGATGACCGTGAGAGCGTGAACGCTGCGTACTTCGAGTTAAGTAGCATGAATTAGCTCCAGAATAGTGAGATATGGCTATGGCTAGCAGGTGGAAAAAAGAAGAAATCGACTTTTTAATAGCCAATTATAGGCGTGGTCTATCTATGGACATTGCTGAAAAGTTGGAGAGGTCGGTTAACTCTATCAGGCATAAGGCGACTCAACTGGGCCTTTGCGGTACACATACTACTTGGACCAAAGCAGAGAACAGGTATCTTGCCCGGCATTATCCTGACAAAGGATATCCACTTGCAAAAATGGTTGAACATTTAGACAGAACTGAGCCTGCAATTAAAACACAGGCTCAACGGCTTGGAATTTATCGAAAATATGTTCCAGATGCTTATTGTATTGATTGCGGATGCAAGTTGAATAAGTTTTATCACGCTGAACGCTGCATTACCTGCTCCAATAAGCATAGGTCCGGGGAGAATCATCACAATTGGCAGGGAGGCATTTCAACCCTTACGGACATGATTCGAAGGGCGCTTTATCCTGTTTGGACATTCCCGGTAATGGAACGTGATAATTTCACTTGCCGCCTTTGCGGACACTATCGCAATAACCATGTTCACCATTTGAGGCCACTCAAAGACATCATGGATGCGGTTATTTCTGACCACCCTGAGCTTTCTATCGAAAATTCAGAGGACAAGATAAAGATCGCTGAAATGGTTGTCGCCCTTCACCGGCTTGAAGACGGTATAACCGTTTGCAAGTCTTGCCATATATTCATTCACTACTCTGAAAAACCGGGTGAATTGCTGGAATCCCCTAACGTAAAGGCGAGGGCAATCAGCAGCCAAGCCTCAGAGGGCGAAGGTTCTGAGGAAGGTTCAACGACTAGGCGGGTGAGTCCCAACAATAATCCTGCCCACGAGCGCCCGGCACTCTGTAGGTGAACAGGGTGATGATATAGTCTGAGCTGCATGGAGACATGCAGAAGCAGGGCTTAAATGGCCCTGCGGTAACAGCACTGGGAAGCACGCTTACGGCAACGCGACCATCTACCGGATCGACACCCTGAAGAACGCTGGCGACTATGCAGAGGTTCAACTGGTCGAGCAGCGTGTCGGCGGGGCCCAGAAATCCCTCACCAAGGTACTTGCCAACTCCATCTACGATGAGCCTACCGGCCTGTCCGAGCGTCTGACGGGACTTATGGCGTGCTGCCATGAGACCACGACCACGGCGTACGGGGGGATTCAGGAAGGCGACCTGATGGCTGCGGACGGCACCTACCCGTGGGAAGGAAAGCGGGACACGGGCGCTGGCTCCATCACCCTGGACATGCTTCGGGACATTCGGACCGACGCGAAGATCAGGGACGGGGCCAAGGGTAAGCCGGATCTCCTGGTAAGCCCTGAGTGGCTGTTCAACGAGATCCTTTCCATTCTTCAGACCCAGCAACGGTTTGTGAAGTCCGAGAGGACCGCCAAGGTGGGGTTCACGGGCGTTGAGTTCGAGGGGGCGGATTACTTCCCCGACGACTATGCCCCGACGACCGGAACCACCAGCGGTACGTTGCTGGCCCTCAACACCAACCATGTCGGTTTCGCCGTCCACCAGAAGGGCTACTTCATGCGAACGAAGTGGATGGTCATTCCCGGCTCTCCGAACGACCGGACCATGAAGATCCTGTTTGACGGGAACCTGGTCGTGAACAACCGGAAGGGCCACAAGGCCAAGACCGGCGTGACCACTTAATAAGCCCTTTGAGAAGGAGGTAATTCAAATGAGCATCGGTGACGCGAAACTTCGAGGGTTCTCGCAGGGGCTGTATGAGATCAGTTCCACACCCAAGGAGCTGATTGGAACCCTGCGAATCGACCATTTTGGACGGAAGTTCCGGTACTGCTACGCCGGGTCTACGGCGCTGAATCCCGGGATGCTTTCCGTTGGTGCGGACATCAACGCCAATCATGTCAATACGGCCATGGGTTCTGCGGTGGCTGTGGGGACCGAGGTAATTGACGTGCCCATTTCAGCGGGTACGGCGATTGCCGAAAACGCCCTTCGGGGTGGGTTCCTGCAGATCAATGACGGGACCGGTGAGGGGCATTCTTACCCCATTGAGTCTAACGCTGCGGCTTCGGCCACGGCTACCAGTGTGGCAGTGGCCCTGGCGGTGGGAATCAAGGTGGCTCTCACGGCAACCTCTGAGGTGTCCCTGATTACCAGCCAGTTTTACGGCACTCAGGAATCCACCACGGTCTATCCCCCTGCAGGCGTGCCGCTGATCGCGGTTACGGCCAATTACTACTACTGGTCCCAGACCGGCGGGATGGCCTGTGTGTACACCTATGAGACCACGGGGACAGGGAACAACGTGGAGCAGTCGGCGGACAGCGCCGGCGCCGTGAACACCATTGACTCGGACGCCACGGAAGCCATGTCCATCGGCTTCATTGTGGGGACGGCAGGTGTTTCTACGGAGTACAAGCCGATTTTCCTGACCCTTGACTAACTAGCGGGGCCCTTCGGGGCCCCTCTTGAAAGGAGCATATCATGAGGAAGTTTACTTTCTTCCTTGCGCTTATCCTGGTTTTTGCCTTCATGCAGGGTCCTTCCATGGCTCGGGAAGAGACCACCATCTCGATCAACGGGAAGAATCTCGGGGGCTATCCGTATGCGGATTACTTCGATGAAGACGACATGGCGAGTGATTCTGCCTATGGGGTCGCAAGCCAGCAGAGCGTGAAGGCGTATGTGGATAACCTGGCTACCTTCAATCCGATTGCAGGCGTGACGGTTGTCGTGATTGACGAGGATGACCTTTCCACGTTGACCTCTCAGGCCGCAACGAGCGGTCAGAGCGTGTTCTGGCTGGATTGGGGGTATTTCTATGTCGTGGACGTGATGAGCCTCAGCAACTTGGTTTTTAACGAGGCGGGTACAGTGTTTTCGGCGGTTACGGCCATCGCACCCAAGGTCACGGCTGCCAACGATGGGAAGACCTTTGGAATTATGTGGGGATACCCGAGCGGCTCGACAAACTATTCGGACAGCCATTCAGGGCTGACCTACGTTCAAGTGGTGCCGTATGCCGAATTCGCCGGAGCCGCTGCAGCTACCTCTTACTACACCCCTGGTCAGACTGTCCAAAGCATTTATGAACCCACTGGCTGGGATGTGACCACCGGTGGATCGGTCTACTATGTCAACCGGCTTGGGGACGCTTACGTTGGGAAGGCTTGTTACAACTCCGGCGCAAGCATCCAGGGCATCTTCGAGATCAACCACTAAGAAGGGTTCCACATGGAACAGTCTCAAATTACCACTGCGATCAGGAGGGGTCTACGGGAACCGAAGGCGGTTTCCATCTCAGACAGCGAGATCGAAAAGCTGTGTCTTCGCGCGGTTAAAGTGCTAGGGAACCGAATCAAGACCCGCGACCCCTCCTTTTATAATACCCGTGTCTCCATTGCCTCCACGACTCACGTCTTTTCCATGCCTTCAGACTGCTTGAGTATTCTGAGGGTGTGGGATCTAGGGGGTACAGCCGGGACCGTGACCGCCGTTGCCGATGACGGTTCTGGGGGCATTCAAGTCACGATCACCGATCATGGATTTGTAGACGATGACATTGTGTTCGGCCATAGTGTTGAGGGATGTACGGAAGCCAACGGCTCCTGGAAGATCACCGAGGTCGATGACGACAACTTCACTCTGAACGGATCTACGTTCACGAACACCTACACTTCTGGCGGGAAGTTCTACGAAGAACCCCGAGATCCGGACCCCATCACCAAAATCAACCTCTCCGAAGCGACCAATAACGACGAAACCAAGTGGTATCCGCGGGGAAGCTACATCGTGGTGGATGATCCGAATTTCACCAACGACATCCTTGTGGATTATGTGAAGAACCCCTCTGCCATTACGGACGTTCCCGACAACTACCATGAGGGGTTGGTTTCCCTGCCCGTTCTCATGCACATCAAGATTCCGGCTCCTGAGCATAAGCAATACGACGATTTAGTGTCCTCGAAAAACTTCCATCAAGAGATGTGGAAGCTGGTGAAGAACGACATTGACCAGACGTACAAGCAGAGCTCGGAACCCGATCATATTCCCGAGGAGATGGATTGGGATGCGTATGCGTAAATACCTTCTTTTCAGCCTGATCCTTGTCCTGGCGGCATTTCCCGTGTGGGCCGGGGACCAAACGACTTCGGGCGTGACCGCGCAAACCCTGGTGGACGATGCTCAAGTGTATCTGAACGATGCCGGGAACGACCTGTGCACGGATCAACAGCTCCTTCAATTCCTGAACGATGGGATGAAGGACCTCGTTGCCCTCTCCCACTGCTATCAGACGACAGAGACCATCACGCTCTTGAGCGGCGTTACCCAATACGACCTCTCTACTCACTTCATGACCATTAAAGGGGCGATCTACAACGGCGGGAGTACGACCTACAACAAGCCTCTTGAGGAATGGGATCTTTTCGACGGAGGGGAGGACGGCAAAGGATTGGGAATGCCCGAGGACGTGGGGGAGCCGGTCTATTGGGATGAGTTTGCCGGGGAAATTGCCATCTGGCCGGCGCCGACGAGTAGTGTTTCCGGGTATCGCGTGACCACCTACCTGGTTGCGGTGCCATCCGGGGTCACAATCGACCAGGCTATTCCTACTCCTGCGATCTACGACAAGGCCCTAACCTACTACATCACGGCCCAAGCCTGGTATCGGGACCGTCAATTCGGGTTCGGGGACTACTTCATGGGCCGGTACGAAGCGGAAATCGCGCGGTATCGGAAAGACCTGAATATCGGGAAAGAGACTGAATGATCCGTAAAGGCATCATATTTGTTTGCTTTCTTCTTCTCGGCGCTCTTGGGGTAGCGCAGTATGCCCAAGGAGCCAACGAGGGCATTCCCCAAGAGAATTGGCAACGCAAGTCGTATGTCTTTTCCGGTAAGTTGGATCGAACGATCCCCTGGGTCGGACAGGAGCCCGGTGCGGTACGGGATGCGTTCAACGTCCAACGCCCTGCGCCTTCCGTTTCCCTGGGATGGAAAGGAAGAAGCGGTTCCACCAAGCATAACAGTTCGGCTATCAATCAAGGGGCAGGCCCGATTGATGCCCTTTCTCAATATACGAACCCCATTCACGACACCGACAGCTTCATTGCTCAATGCTATGATGCCCTTTATCTTGCCGACGAAGACCCTCCCGGTACAGCCGAAGGTTCTTTCGGCTCGTCGATTTATACCCTTACATCTGGCACCGAAGCAATGTTCGCGGATGCCGTCAACGACTATTGGGTCGGTGCGGCTTCTGGCACAACCCCTTTTATTTGGTCAGGCGGTACAGAATACCCTCGATTTTTCCTTGTTTCCCATGAGGCGGGAGTTTCCTCCTATGTAGACGGCACGGACGACGTATCGGACGATAGGGATGATACCTACGTCCTGTTCGTTGAGGATTCGGGGGAAACGGCCTATATCGGTTCCCCGATCAAGCTGGACGGGTTCTACATTGAACTATCCAGTACCACGAATATCGAGGCGGCAGGGTTCTACGTTCAAGCCTACCAGGATGGATCATGGGTCAACGTATCCGGGTTGAACGATGGAACGGCAGACTCCACGGGTGTCACGACCCTTTATGAATCCGAAGGGCATGTGACGTGGACGTTCGATTCCGACGATGATCCGTACCTTCTTCCTGAAAATCAGGAACACCTCTTCTGGTACAAGGCGGGTGTGACCGCCGATGTCACGGATGGCATTGAAATCAAGCGGCTGAGGGTCAACGCCGATTGCCAGTCTATGACGAACCTGTGGTCGGGGTACTACGAGAATGTGGCCTCTGTCCTTCTCTCTTCAGCTACGGGGTTCATCGACTATACTGGAGAGGTCACGGATGGGACGGCCTACAATTACATTGACCTGAACGGGCAGGACACCCTTTACATTGGAAGCCCGTATCCGATTTTCGCGGCCTATTTTTACATCGACCCTGGATATGTGAACCTCAGTACTGATTCGTCGGTGAGCGAGATTTCCTATTGGAATGGGGACACGCGCACATGGACGGAGGTTTCCGGGGCCACGAACGATTCCACATCCTCTGAAGACTCCTATTCCATGCACCACAACGGGGTGGTTCAGTGGGACGGGTCCACCTTCCGAGAGGATAAGATGCGACTCGGGGGAACGTCCGGGACCGATATTGCCCCCATCTATTATTACAAGATCGAGTGGAGCGAGGCGTTTGCAGACGAGATCCGGTTGTATGAGATTGCCGTGGCCCAAAAGCCTGAATCCGTCCCTCCCATGGTTCACTATGACGGGTTCATCGAACACGCAGGGCGGGTGTTTGCATGGCCGGGAAATGTCTTCAAGCACGGGATGGACTACGCCCAAGAAGGCGACCCCTTTGTGTGGAACGGGCCAAAAGCGGGATCTACGGGGGATATTTTCGGTCCTGGTATTGTCAATGCGGCGGCAAGGATCTCTTCCTATGTAGTGGTGAGTACGGACGACCCTCTCAGACTGTATCTCATGCAGGGGAAGTCTCCCGGGTCGTTTGATGAACTGCTTCTCTCTTCCAACGTAGGAGCTATCGCTCCGCATACTTTGGTGACGATTGAGGATGCGGTCAAGCTCTTCTCGAGCAACATCATTGTCAACGCCGTCGTTCTCTTGGCTCCTGATGGCTTCTACATGACGGACGGCAGGAAGCCTCTCTCTATCTCTCAGCCGATTGCGGATTACTTCGACACCGGGTCTACCCCTTACATCGAACCGGAGTACATGCACAAGTCCTGGGCCGTAGTGGACTACCGGACAAGAACGGTCCTTTTCGGGGTGCCGCTGAACGTCGAGAACAGCAATACGACACAGACCACCTGTAACTACGTTTTGCCCTACTCGTATGTAAACGACGAATGGTGGGACCGGTGGGAATTTTCATCCGATATGAGTTGCGGGACCAGCCTTGTCGGGAATGACAATCAGCGCTTGACCTACCTTGGAGACACTTCGGGATATGTTTGGAGAATCAACAACGGAGATACCGACTATGGAACCCGGATCGAGCATTATGTGAAAACCCCCGATTTCTTCCTCGGGGATTCTCCAGACGCCTTGAACCGATCAACTATGCTCCGGGCAATCAAAACCAAGACCAAGACGGACACCGCGGGGGATATGGAAGCCCTTATCTACCCTGAAGGCTCTGAGAGCGGGACAACACCGACAGGCGGGAACACGATTAGTCTTGTGCGATCCGGGTACGACTATACAAAGGGCAGGATCAACTGCTCTGAGGCCGCGGAATCCTTCGCCCTTCGGTTTCGTGCAGGACACCAAAGCGGGGATGAAGGCGCTCTTATGGAAATCTACGGGTTCACATGCGACTTCTATGATATTCGCGATACACAGCCATAATAAAGGGAGAATACAATGAAGAAAATTTCATTCATAGTTTTTTGTATTGTTTTTCTGTTTTACGGTATTGCTTTTGCTACTGATCCAAGAGATAAAGTAGAATCAATTCCGAACATTAGCAATATTACACTCTCGCATTGGGAAAATGATGTTGCGCATAGCGTCGCATTTCATTGTATGTATGATAATTTTAATTTTGGTGTATTGACAAATAAGGCCACGTCTGAGGATGGGGCTTGGCAACTTGCTTATGCTATGTGGAGTGTTTTCAATGCGGACGTTAGGCCAACTCCAGAATTTAAGCTTCTGAAGTCTTCTGGAGAAAAAATACGTTTTTATGTAGACGTTGATAGGTTTGGCGATTGGGAGACTTACGCCTCAATTCAATTCAACGACGGTGATGTAAAGGAAAGCATTTATGCAAATTATCCTGATATGGTGGACGCCATAAAGGTCTTGTATGAGAGTTATTTATCCTATAGTCACTAAATGGCTTGCCATAATCCTGATTTTTCTCTGTGCCGTGGGATGGAAGCTCCCCGGCGCCGAAGAAGAGATGTCCGATCTTCACGATTGGGCAAATCAGGTACAGGAGCGGGACATTGAAGGGAGCCGCGTAGAAAACCCTTCCAGAAAAGCGTCAGAGGATAAATGGACGGGCCTGAATGCTTTCCCTGGCGATCCCCTTCCTGATGATCTCCTGGACATGGAGAACACGGTATGGCCGCCCTTTGACGATAGTCCGTGGGACGATGATGATTGGGACTATGCGGAATACCCGGACCCGGAAGACCCACATACTGGAAGCTGGTGGGACATTCCCGGAGGTGCCTTCAGGGTGTGCCCCGGAGGTGGGGGCATTGTCGAGTGCGGGGAGTGTTATTCATGGGATGTCGGGATTCCTTCCGGTGACATTATCAACAGCGTTACAGATATTAGCGGTGCGGGGCACATCGAATACTATAACCATGATGAAATCGTCTTTTGCATAGATGATAACGCAGTCGATGGGCAGGTTTTCGACCTTTGCTATAACGCGATTCCCGTTGCAGGAGCTAAAAGCTACCCGGCATACGAATGTTGTTCGACGTGGATCATTGATTGTGGATGTAAATGTGTTGGGGCAGAGCCTCAGATATATGCCGAATCACTTACTATATCAGATCCGGGTAATATTTGGTTGTATGTTGGTGCAGATTTGGACGTGTTCCCGTGTCCACCCTTTACATGGTCAGTATCGGGGACCGGGTTTCATTTCTATTCCGACACAGGACCTACGACGGCTATTACGATGGAGCTGTCTGAGAAAGTCTATCTTTATGCTGACAATACTGCATGTGGGACCGCCACGGTAACCGTTACCGATTGGTGCGGGGAACAATCTATCGCCTACATTTTAAGTGCCGACGGCCTGTGGACCGATCCGAGGTCCGATGTCTATAATGAATATTTTACCTGTGTGTGGGGAAACTGTGAAGAAGGGCTAATAGGAAACTACACTTGTGGCCAAGTTGTGGATGGCCCTTACAAATATGACTTGGTGTATCGGGCTTTAACGGGAGATTTACATCTTTGCGGTGCGGATACATACGCCGATGAACTATTAGATGATGATCCTTATAACTTGGTTGCAGACGGGAACTGCATTTATGGTTGCAGTGCCCACACTCCTTCACGGTTTTATGTATCGGCAAGCGAGTATTATCCGCGATATTATCTTGGGGCAACGACACTAAGAATCGTTCGCGCAACATGGCGGTGTCCATAATGAAACCCTGCTTTTTAATGATTGTTGTGATTTTCTTTGCATCCACTTGTTTTGCGAAGGGAGATATTGCAAAATCTGGGGAGGGTATTCGTGCAGATCAGCCGTTTATCTTGCTGGACAACGGTTATTTTTATGCCACAAAAGACCGGAAGGTCGTTCCTCCCGAACGTATTCGGCCAGCAACGGAAGCGAAACGAATTCGAGAGCAGGTGATTACTCGGTTGAACCGGAAGCGATATTGGGAATCGGGATCTCCTCCAGCGACTGACCTTGTGATGCGACACCATGCCCGAATCAAAGAACTGAAGAGCAGGATAGAGTTTTATCGAGCACTTAGGCGGGAAAATTGGTCAAGGCAGGGTTCCTTTGAGAAGAACAGGACTCCCGCCTCTGGTGGGTGAGGCCAAAAATAGCCGGGGTTCCCGGTAAAGGAGTAAGAGATGGCAACCTATACCGATGCACGAAACCTTCTGAGGGCATCCAAGGGAACGGTGAACTACGCCCCTGCGGTGCAAGGCGCTTTTCAGGCGATTGGTCAACAGAATCTCGCAGCCCGGAAATACAAAGACGCCTTAGACCTGCAAAAACAGCAATTCGGCTTCCAGAAGGAGAAGTTCGGCAAGGAGTTCGGGCAGCGGCAGGCCGAGTTCGATACCACATCGGCTCGCCTTCAAGAACAGTTAGATGAGTTGGTCAAGGAAAGGGAGCGCCGGTTCGAGCTCGCTCAGCAACAGGAAAACCGTCTTGCGGATTATCAGGACTGGCAGAAAACCAGGTACGGCATCGAATATGGAGCGGGAACCCCGGAAGAGAGGGTAACAAGCTTTTGGGAGCCGATGGGATTCAGCGGGGAGCCTTATGCCCGAAATCAGGCGGGGCAATATACATACGGAAAAGAGGGGACACAGCCCGGGGATGTGAGTTCTTACGGGTTCGGGGATAGCGGTGGTTCCTCCGTACCCGTTAGAAGGCCGACGATGAGGGCAGGTGGATTCCGGACGCAGAGTGCCGCCCAAAAGTATGATGAGGCCCTTCGGCGGTACTACCAGAGCAGGTATCAATAAGGGAGAAAAACCATGAACCTCTCAAGTATGACGCCAGAGCAGTTAGAAAACAACATCCGTCGCATTGAACAGGCTCTTGGTGGTGGGCGTACTCAGGCGAGCACCCCCAGAAAACTTTCCCCCAGAGAAGAGAGCGATGCCAAGTGGCGTCTTGAGCGGATCGCGCAGGAAATGAACGTCCTCGAGCGGCCCAGGTCCTATGAGCTTCCCCCTGGAGCGGGGGCGCCGGCTGTGACTGAAGGGCCTCTGACGGACGAAGAGAAGCGAGCTCGCCCTATGGGTCCGGAAGGAGTGTGGACCCCTCAGTTTGGCCGGGAGACGGGAAACTACATCAGGGACGATGGCGCAGTTACGAATGTTGGGAGCCGTGGGAAACCCGCTTACCAAGAGGACCCCAATTTGGCCGAGGACTACGAACGGCTTCAACAGGAAAAGCGTCGGCTGGAGCAGGCCTTGGCGGGACATCAGGAAGCCATGAGGCGGGATACTCTGGCGGAACAGGGGAAGACTCCGACCGCGCGGGATTATCGAGAAACACCCGAAGGCGTGCGCGACAAGATTGTTGGAGGTGCCATTACGGAGATCATCAAGGGGGCCAACAAACTTTCAAAAGCCGATGAAGCCACGGTTGAGGCGTTGGTGGACCGGAAAGCGGAGATCGACAAGATTCTCGACTTGGGCATGATCGAAGAGGCAGGGGTCCAAAGGCCCCTGACGGAAGCGGAAACCAGGAGACTTGAGGCTACCAGCGCCCGTCTGCAGCGGAAGGTTGATCGTTTAGGTGGGGCGGGACAACCCGGTACAGGCACGCAAGAACCGGGTGGAGCTCCCCAAGTGGCGCCGGGTGAAAGCATAGAGGTGAACGGTACAGTCTATCTGATTCCCAACCTTCAAAGAGAAGCCCAGCAAAACCCCGACGCATGGAATAAAGCCGTGAAGAGCGGAAGAATTCCCCCAGAGGTAGCCCAAGCCGTTCAGGGAGGCCAAGGTACACCCCCTCCCGAGCAGCAACCCCCCGAACAAAGACAACCCGCACAACCCCCTGAAGAAAAGAAAGAGGCGACCGGGGAAAAACCTGACGAAGTGCAGTCCATGCTTCAGGAGATCCGGGCAGCGAAAGAGGCCAAGGATCGGCCCCGACTCTACCAGCTTCGCCAGCAAAACCCGGATGCCTATAAGAAGGCCATGAAGCTCTACCGGAAGGAGGGCGGGACTATCCCCGGGTCGAACTTGAGGATCGAGGGAAAATCCGCTGAATACGATCAGGCCTGGGAGGCCTTAAGCCCGGAAGAACAAAACAAGGCCGTGCATTATGAGCAAGAACTAGGCGCTGAAACTCATGTGAAAGATGGAAAGATTTACGTTCGCTACATGGGACGTGATTTCGTTATCGGACCGAAAGGGAAGTAATGCCCCGAATCGTCCAATCACTGAATGATCTTTACGAAGACGAGATGCCGGTTGTTTCGTCCCTTGCCGACTTGGACACGGGTGGCAAGAGGGTGGTTTCCAGCCTGGCCGATCTCGGAGAACCCGAGGAAGATATGTCGGGCTTCGAGCGTGGCATTCACCGTGGGTGGGAGAACCTTCAGGCTACGGGTTATGGCGCGGCGGGATTGGTAGGGTCTGCTCTCAGAATCGAACCCCTGGAAGAATGGGGATTTGAGGGATACCAGAGGAACATTGAGGAAGCGGCGCAGTATCCGAAAGAAACAGAATTTAAGGAAATCAAAGGGCTAACAAGCGCATTAGGATGGGCTGGTGAAACGGCTGGGGAACTTGTCCCGTCTATGGGTGAAGCCGCTGTGGGTGCGGCTTTAGGGGCAACATTAGGGTCTGCTGCGCCTGGGCCTGGTACGGCAGGAGGGGCCGTTGCAGGTTTCTTCGGCAAGCGTGCCATTCGAAAAATGATTAAAGAGGCGGTGGGTCGTTTTGTTAAGAAAGGCATGACCCGCGAAGCGGCTGAGAGGGCTGCGCGAGAACAGATAGAAAGAATTGGGAAGAGCGCCATTGCCAAGCAAGCCATGAAGCAGGCAGGAGCCAAGGCTGGCATTGTGAGTGCGGTAGCCCCTATTGAAGCAGGTGGGAATTGGGGCGAAGCGATGGAGCGGGGAATTGATAATCCTTGGTCTGCCCTGGCTACAGGCACTCTTGCCGCTTTTGTAGAACTTGCAGGTGGTAATGCTCGGTTGATTGATAAAACCCTTGGAGGCAAGGCTGGGAAGGCGTTTAGAGAAACCCTTGATAGGATTTTAGCAGGAAACGGGACACCTAAAAGCGTTTCTCTTGTCGCTCGGATGGTTAAAGAGGCGGCAAAGCAAGCCCCTGGGGAGGCATTACAGGAATCTACGCAAGAACTCCTTTCTATGGCGAACATTGCTGTCAATGATCCCACTTTTGAAAAATTTACGCAGGAGAACCTTGATCGTCTAATCGAAAGCGGTGCGGCAGGAGCCGTTGGTGGTCTTGGTGGTGGAATGGTTAGTGGAATTGCAACGCCTAAAGGTACAAGCGCCGACCAAGCCAAACAGCAAATCCTCAGCGGGATTCAGAGAGCCTACGACACAGGTACAGACGAACAGGGAAGGACATTCGGCCTCGATGAACTCCTTGAACTCAAGGAAGATCCGAGGATCGAGGAATTAGGGCTCGATGATGACGTGAATAAGCTCATTATCGACGCCATGAACAAGCAACCCGCAGAACCCGTTGAAGAGGCGACGGAACCGAAGCCGGTTGTCTCGTCTCTCTCTGATTTACCGGCTGCTCCCGAAGCGGAGCCCATTGAATCCGTCTCCGTGATGCTCGACAAACAGAGGGCAAGGAAGCAGGCCCAGCAACGCCGAACGGATCTGGAAGCCGAGTTTGAAAAGGAACTGGCAAAGGATGAAGAGGATTACGAGGCTCTGAGGCAGGAACTCCAGACCAAGGGGAGAGAGAGGACCGAGCGCATTACCGGGCAGAAACCCGTCTATCATGAAGAGGGCGTCCCTGAAAAGGTGGCAGCTATCGAGAAGCAGCGCCGGGGCATGGAGGCACGGGAAGAGGAGATCGCCCGGTCCCCCTGGAAGGCCGCGCAGAAGATGGCCGATGCCCTCATGAAAATTCAGGAGATGGAGGAATTACCTGGTACGCCCGTAGTCATTGAAGGGGTTACCGTTACCCCGGAAGAGCAACGGCTGATTCGGGCCGGGGAAACCCCTCAGACGTTTCTCGACAAAGCCACGGAACTGGTGGGCGGGTATGTGGGACCGCCTACACCGACTGATGAGCGCACCCAGATGGGCAAGCGCACGCCTATGGACATGCTCAAGATGGCGATTACCGGGAAGGCGGCACGGTTTCTGAGGGCCGGGGAAGTCAAACTGGAAGAGGGTGAAAAGAGTGCCGTTGAAACGCTTCAGACCGAGGGCGTCCGACACGAAGGGCAATGGGAAGACGGAGCGCATACCTGGACGGACATGGAGAACGGCGGGACATTTGCAACCGAGACGACCGATCTCGAAGAGGTGAGAGCGGAGAGGGAGAAGCAGGCGAAGGCGTTTGAGGAGAAAGCGCCAAAGGAGGCAACTGACAAGGAATCCTTGACGGTTGAGTCTGAAGCAGAGGGAACCACGGGGAAGGAACCGTGGGAGATGACGGCTGAAGAATGGCGTGAGTCCCAAGAGTATGAACCGCGCATCGTTGAAATTGCAGAACGGATGTCGGATGTTTTGCGCGGAAAACGGAAGAGGCCGTCTCAAGGCGAAATGCGAGAACTGCGTGACCTTGGCTTGGCTGATACCGACAATACAATGAGGGTCACGGCTTTTGCCTTGACACCCAAAGGGCAGGAACTCATTTCACATCGGCGTGAAGTTGTGTCTGCTCTTAGGGAAGGCAAATCCGTCCCTGCCTCCGTCCTCAAAGACTACCCCGACCTACAGGCACAGGAGAAGACCGAAAAAGAAGCCAAGCCCCGTTCCGGCAAGGTTTGGATTGACAACAAAGTGTATCCTTTCACCGAATCCCGCGAAATCAAACGAGGCAAAAATAAGGGGAAGGTCGAGGTCGTTGTCCGGGGAAAGAAGAAAATTGTTGAGGGGGAGAACGTAAAGGAGTGGCCGAAGGGGGAGACGGGAGAACTGCTTGCAAAGAAAGGCAAGAAAGCCAGAGGCACCCCCCTCACCCGTCGTCAAGCCCGTCAAGCCATTACCCCCTTCACGAAGCGACTCCGGTCCCGTGGCATTGACCTGACAGTAAGGGTGGTAGAGGATGCGGGTTCCCTGACTCTCGCCCAGCAAGCCCAATTGGACAAATCCGCTCCCCAATGGCGAGAGGGGTCTTTAAAGGGTGCGCTGATTGACAAGAAGCACCCCGAAGTCCTGATTTTCTCCAAAGCCTTCACCCGGCCAGAAGACGTGGTGGTGACGTTCTTTCACGAAGCCCGTGGGCATTACAGTCTCAGGAAAGTCTTTGGCTCCCGGCTGAATGGGTTTCTCGAAGAGGTATACGCGACTAAGGGTGAAGAGGGACTGCAAGACCTGATAGATGAATACTTCGGGGACAAATGGGAAAACACCCGTAGACAGCAAAGGGTTGTCGCGGAAGAGTACCTTGCCCGAATCGCGGAGAGCGGGAAAGACCCGAACCTTCTGAAGAGGCTGTACGCGAAGATCCGGGAGATTCTCCGCAACATGGGCGTAACCCTGAGACTGACCGATGCGGACCTTCAGTCCATTGTGAGTGGGGCGAGCAGGGAGGCGTTGGGAAAGGTTGCGGCCAGCGCTCCCATGGCTGACATCATGGCTTCCCTCACCTCCAAGGAAGGCCCTGCGGCAGAAGCAGTTAGGGCGTCTTTGGGCGTGGAGGGGATAGAGAGCCTTCAGAAAATTCACGATGCCTCTTCCCCCATAGGCTCCGTCAGGCAACCTCTCAGTGAAGCCTCCAGCCTTTCAAACCTTCTCGAACGGTTCGGTACAGGCGTAGAGCGGTCCAATGACATGAGGGCGTGGAGAAAGACGTTTCAACTTCCCTATTGGGTAGGCAAGAAATACCCGACTATCGGCCAGCATGTAGCCGTGGAGATCGACGCGGGAGAGACGAGAAGCCGGGAGCTCCACGACGATTACGAGACAGGACTAGGGGAGATCCAGGACTCCATCCCCAAGGATAAGAAGGCGTCCAAGGAACTCAACGACACCATCTGGAAGTGGGAAGGAAAGCGTTTCCCCAAGAAGGACGTGCCCACGGATGCCATCAAGTTTCCTTCCAAGGGGGAAGAGGACTTAACCCTTCAGCCCGAACACTACCAGGAAGCCCGTCAGTTCCTCAAAAAGCAGGGGGTGAGCGAGCAGGTTATCAACGCCTTTCTGAACATCCGTGAGGTGCTGGATAGAAAGCTGATCGACCTTGACCAGACCATGCGGGTGGAAAAGCTCGACCCTGACCTGATCGAGCAGTACCGATCCGAGGTGGGAAAGATCCACAACTACTTCCCCCACAAGAGAGACGGGGATGCCTACATCAAGATCACGAAGAAGGACGATCCTTTCAGCGTGGTCTACCGTGAGCACTTCTGGAAGTATAAGGAGATCGGAAAATCAAAAGAGAATAAGGCCAAGGGAAGGGCTGAGGCATGGCTGAGGAAAGCCGTGAGGGAAGGACGGCTAACGGGGAAGATGGGGGATTATGAAGTAGGCCGTGCCCGAGAGTTGACCCAGCTCCCGGATGAGGTCTTTTTCAGTCTGGACATCAATGCCATGCAGCAAATCGCGGGGATGGCCGGCCAGCATATCAAGGCCGATCAAGTCCAGCGGGAGATGGAACGCATTCGAAAGTCCGACCCCAAGTTGACCGAGGATGAGGCAAGAACCCAGGCCACAAAGAATATCCGGGGGGATATTGAAAAGGCCCTCTCCGAAGCCATTTCCAATGTGGTGAAGTCTCGAGGATTCGGCCAGCACGCTATTGGAAGATCCGACCAGTTCATTGCCGGGTTCGAGACGGAAGATATTTTCGGCACGCTCTTCGACTACCTGAGTGGGTATGCCGGTTTCAAGACGAAGATTCAGAGGGCTCGGGCGCATACGCATATCCTGAACCAGATCGACGCTCGAGAGAATCCCAATGAGTACCGCTACGCCTCGAAGTACGTCCGGGACGTTCTGAGGAACCAGGACAAGACGGACCGCGTGGTGGACTCCATTCGAGGGTTGTTCTTCGTCAAATACCTCGGGTTCGTTCCCAAGAGCGCCATTGTGAACCTGACACAGAATGTGGTGGCTGCGGCCCCTATTCTCAGCCAGTACACGAAGGGATCTCATAGAAAACTGGCAAAGGCCATGGCCGACACGCGACGGGCATTAACCTCAAAGGAAGCGTGGACGGGAAAACAGATCCACTACAAGCACCTCAAGGAGATCGAGCAAACCGCCCTCAGAGACATGCACGAAGAGGGTGCGACCATCGACCAGTACCTCAGGGAACTCAAGGGGGATCTTCCTCGAAGGGGTTGGGGGAAGTACCTCAAGAAGTTCGTGGACAAATCCGGTATTTTTATGGGCCTGGCAGAGAAGTACAATCGGACTTCTACGGGGCTTGCAGCCTTCAGGATCGCCTATAACGATGGGGTGGACTTCCAGGGTGGGACGAAGGGAAACTACAACCGGTCCATTGATTTTGCCAAACAAATTATTTTAGACAGTCACTTCCTCTATGGCAAGGCCAATCTTCCTGAATTCGCCCGAGGGGGAGATTTCCAGAAGTACGCCCGATCCGCCTATACGTTCCGGTCTTTCACGCACAACTACCTTTCCATGGTAGCCCATCTGGTTTCCAACCAGGGTCCTGCAGGGAAAAGGGCTGTGGCCTACTCTCTTCGCAACCTGATCATCATTGCGGGGTTAAGTGGTATCCCCTTCTTCAATGCCTTCTCGAATGCGCTCCTGTGGGCGCTGGGGGACGATGACGAGGATGCCATGACCAAGGCCAGGGAACTGATGCCGCACAACTGGCTGAAGGACATGATTGTATATGGGCTGCCCGGGGCCTCCGCAGGGGTGGATTTAACGGGTTCCTTGTCGATCGAGGTGCCGAAATCGTGGAAGGACCTTCTAGGGGTGCCCTATTCGGCCATGGAAGACACGGTGAACATGATCCAAAGCCTGAAGAGTGGGCAGATCGGCAGGGCTTTCTCTGAGTCCCCTGTGACCCCGTTGATGGTCCGAAACGCCATGAGAGGGCATACCCTTTACACCGAGGGGCAAAGGACGCGCTCGGGGAGAAATATCAACTACCCGGGGAAAGTGGGAGCTCGGAAGATTACGGCGCCCGAGATGGTGGGGAAAGCCCTTGGATTCCAGCCGATCTCTTCTAGCAAATCCTACGCAGCGTATCAAGCCGTCAGGAAGGCAGAAGAGAGTGTCCAAGAGAAGAAGCGACACTTAGCCGATGAGTACGCGAACGCCTTTCGAAAGAATGACCGGAAGACGATGGACAAGGTTCTTCAATCGGTGCGGGAGTGGAACAGTAAGGCCCTCAAGAACAAGGAGTATTGGAAGGTGATCGACCTCAAGAGTTCCATTCGAAACAGGCTAAGGCCGGCTTTCTCTCAGATCCCCAAGAAGATGAGAGGGGAGGCGACCAGAATATACGAGGAGTGGCGATAGCCTAAAAAACTTTTATATCTTATTTGAGAAGCCCGTGGGCCTTGAGCCTTCGGGCTTTTCTTATGGAGCAAGCCATGAAAAAGACAATCGTTTTTGCCTTGATTCTGCTCTTCGGCCTTATGGGAACCGCGCACGCCGACCCCTTGGCGATGTTCGGGAAGATCCCGTACATGACGGCCTACATAGGATTGACCGATACAGGCAACACCACGTATGCCTCCGGCGCCTCGACCATGTACCTCGATGCCCCCAACGACGACAACATCACCCGGGCTGACGGTACACAGTATTTCAATGCCAACGAGTACGGACCCTGGTACGGCGTGCAGTTGATGGACCTCGATTCCTCTCAGGCCCAGCAAGGTTTAGGCGGGACGATCTCAAAGGACTTTGATTTCTACGCAGAGTGCTCCCTTGATCCGGATACCTGGACCTATGCCGAGAGGTTCTATTTCTACAAGGATGAGACGGTTACGGCCACGACCAACAATACCGCAGGGCCGAAGTGGGCCCGGTTGCCGGCCAATACCTATGTACGGTTCGGGTTCGTGACGGCCTCGGGTACAACCGTTTTCGATCATGCGGAGTTTCGCATTTTTCCAGGGAAAGAAGGCGACTTCTACGAGTCTTCCCCTCTCCTGATAGACCAAGACTATTCTGCCTTTGCCACAACAGGGGTAACTCAATTTTGGAGCGGCACCACGGCTATAGAGGTTGCAGCCGGGGCCAGGGCGATTGAAGTTCAGACCATCGGGGATGATATCAATTACACGACAGACGGAAGTACCACGCCTTCCACCACGACCAGCATTCTGGAGGATGGGAAAATAATTATTCTGAAACCCTACGAATGGGAGCGGTTTTGGTATGACCCTGCCGGGAACAGTGCAGGTGGTTTGTCGATCAAGCAGTGGACGGCTGATCCGACCCAAGTCCCGTAACCATCGTCATTACAGGAGACACCATGAAACGAGTATTTCTGACAGCCCTCTGCCTACTGATCTTGCCTGCGTGGGTGGGGGCGGCTGGAGTATTCGGGAAAATCACGGTCAACGATACGACTTTCTGTGTGCAGAAGTACAACGGCATGGTGTTTCGGTTGAACGCAGAAGGTGGTTGCACCCCTGCCCCCGGCCCTCCTTTGGTAACGGAATTCAAAAACGGGAAGGTCCGGTGTCCCACATGAAACGGTCCTGAGCGGGTATGGATACCCGTAGAGAACGCAGTCATAGAAGCATTTTTTCGGCCATTGGAAGAGTATGAAGAAGTACATTATAAGAATGGCAATCCACAAGTGATTCTATGGAATAATTTGATGATTTACGACACCATTCAAGATAAGTACATCGAAAAGCCTAATGGTGCAGGTGGTATACCCACAGATATCAAAAAGGAGGTGCCAAAATGAAGCGCCTCTACATAATTGTCTTTATACTCGCCCTTCTTTCCCCTTCCCTTGCTTGGGCAGCATCGGGTACAACCTCCTTTTCGACCTGTTGTTTGGTTGCTAATTATACCTCTACGAACGGCTTTATTTGGTTCCCGGACGGTCGGGACGTAGGAACGGACTATGGAAGCGGGACAACCGGGGATTACATTATTGAAGTCATAGATGCCAGTGGCAATATAGCCAAAGGAGATGGTGGAGTAAAGGGGAGTGGAACGACAAACGAAACGATAATCGCACAAGACGATTGCTCTGCGGATAATACAGGAGACTGGACCTCCTTTGATGCAACGTTGGCTTTTAATGTAGACCATTATGAACTAACCAGAACCGCGTCCTCACAAGGGTCATTTAAGACGGGGAATGTTGAAAAACACGTTCCGTATGTAAGTTATCTTTCAATAGAGCAAGGGACTTCAGGGGGTGACAACGCGGGTTTTTACTGGTCTGGAGGTGCGGGTAGCGCGTTTGGCACTACTACTAAGGATCTTGCGGCGACAACTGCTGCCTATATAGATAGAGCCTCTTATCAAACGGCATTGGCTGATGTGGTTGGCGCTCGTTTAGGAATTTATACTGACATTAATGTAAATGGTGAAATTATTAATTTTAAGAATTTTGTCGCAAGTAGCGTTGATACGTGTGGAGCAAAAGGGATTTATGTTGCGTGGAAATCCATTGATGCTGGATTCGATTTCGATGATGCCTCCGGCTACACCGTGACAATCAAGAAAGCATCGAAGGGCGCCGGTCCCCGTTCCCGCGTCAATCGAAGGACACGGAGCCGCAGGTAGCGTAAATAGTAGGGTCAACGGACCCAAGGTAGGACAGGGGCACCCTCATTTTTGTGCGTCGTGAAGGAAAAGCATGCGTTCTTCGCAGGGTATGCACGGGGTCGAAACGGCACGGATCACGCCAAGCCCGGAAATAAGGACTGTGAGGCCAAGACTTCCCGTCACGTTCCGTGCGGCGGTTGGCGGGGGCGCACACTTTCTTAATAGGAGTTGACATGTTCGACTTATTTGCTGGTGTTAAGATTACCACTGCTCTTATGGTTGTCGTTTTTTTGTTCTATATTTTGCAAAATCCTCACATTCTTTTTGAAAACTTAGGTAAAAAGACGTCTTCACCTCCTCCCATGGATTGTCCTATGACAAGTGTAATGGATGAAGCAGCGGTACGGCGATTTTGTGATGAGCATTATATCCAGAAAAGAGAGTTAAACGGTCGGATATCAACAATTGAAACAAAGCAGGAAGGAATGGAGAGCCAAATAAAAGACCAGTACGACCAATTAAGGCAAGATATTAGAGAACTTAGAAAAATTGTTCTGAACATGGTATCATGAGAACACTAATTGTTATTATACTATTTGCTGCGCTGTTCTATATTATTGATAGATACGATGTCATTCAATACGTTTATACGCATACAGTTTCTGGGATGTTGATTGATGAAAACGCCCCGACGACCACTGCCGGGACAAGGGGTGGCATCCATGAAGAGCCTAGATAGCGAAATCCAACACACTTGTCGCAACGCTTCTGTCTGCCTAGAAAAAATTGCTCGCTCCCACGACCCTGACATGATCCGCATCACTCAAGCCATCCGCATTCTGGAAAAAGCTACCCATGAGATTACCGTATTGGCCGAATGGAAGGGAGAGAAGCCATGAAATACCGAAAGTATAGCAACATTAGCCTTTTGTGGAGTGTGCCAATCTTGGCGATTATCCTTGCCCTAATTGTGTCATTGTCCATTTTACCTAGCATGGTGTGGGCGGAACCGGAAGCACGGGCAGAAGTTTCGGCCTCTTCGGGGGATGAGGAATCTGAAGACGAAGGCGTTGCCCGTTGTCCGTTCACCACAATGACCGATCAGGACAAATGCCTGTGGTGCCATTGTCGAGGCCGTGACTTCAAGAAGATTAAGGAAACCGATCCCCACGACCAATTTGACTATCCTGCTCTCCTAAAGGTTTATGAAGACGATCAGGGTAAGTACGGATTCTTTACTTTAAACATTGGCATTCGTGAAGCGACCCCGGTGCTTCTAGAAGATGCACTCCGGTATCTTGCTCGGCACGGCATTCGACGAATCATTATCGACATAGAATCACCTGGCGGGTCCATTTTTAGTGGATGGAAAGTGGTTACAGTTATTGAGCAGTATAAGGCCATGGGCTTTGACGTAACGACTCAGGTGCGGTCTATTGCTGCGAGCGCTGCATTCATCATCTTTTGTGCGGCTGATAAAAGGCTTATGTCCCCCACGGTTGAACTGATGATGCACGAATTGGCTACGTTCACATTCTTTGAGATTTCCACCCCAACGGACAGCAAGAAAAAAACGAAACTTCTCAATCATTTCCAGGACACGATTAATTCATGGCTTGCAAAAAGGGTGGGGATGACCAAGGAAGCGTTTGCCCAGAAATTGAGGGATCAGGAATACTGGATGAATGGCGCGCAGGCAAAGAGCATTGGATGGGCTACCGGCTACCTCTACCCTGTAGATCCTGAGATTGAAAAGGCTCTGCTTGACGAGGTGATTCAATACTAATGCTTGCCCTTCTCCCCATATACCTACATGAAATTCTTCTGTGGGCATTCCTGGGGCTCTCCTGCACGGCCCTGGTGTTATTGGTCGTGTACCTGTGGCCGCGCATGTTCCCTAAACTCATTCGATGGATATGGCCGAAGACATGAGACCCTATTCTAAAATACGCCCCGAGATCCACACGGGGGACGCCATTCTCTTCCAAGGGAACGGGATCATCTCCCGCATGATTCGGCATTGGTCGGACATGAGCCATGCGGCCCTAGTGATTCGATTACGGCGTTATAGCGACCTAGGGGGACGTGTATTCTTAGTAGAAGCCCTTTCCCATGGACTCAAGCTACGGCTGCTCAGTGACGTGATTAGGGGCTATAACGGGCGGATTTTTCATCTAGGCATGGGGGCATCTAAGCGGCAACGGCTAAAGATTCTGGAGTTCGCATTGACCGAATGCGCAACCACGGAAGGGTACGATTACGAGGGTCTCTTCGGGAACATCTTTGGCCGGGTCAACCGGGATGCGCGGCGGTACTTCTGTTCTGAATGGGTGTGGTTCGCGTGGGAGTTCGGAGGGGTGATCCCCAAGTCTAGCAATATGATCAAGGCCCCGACACCGGGGGATCTTGTGAAGTGGGTGGAGTATTTGGCAAGGCCTGAAGAAATCGCAACCTTTAGCAAAAATGAAGGAGAATAAAAATGGGAATGATCGGACTGAAAGACATTCGGGCATTGGTGAAAGGATCCATTGAGCTTGGAAGTAATTTGATGGATTGGCACGAAGAATCCACGGAAGCAGACTCGGACGGTGGGGAAGATATCACTATGTCCGAAATTGCAGACCTGGACGATCTGTGCAAGGACTCTATCAACCTGACTCTCTTCGGATGCGGCACGCACTTTCGAGTTAAGACTCTCGAGTTTGAAGTGCTGAACGCGGAGCAAATAGAAGCGGAGCAGAGAGAAAGGTACGAAGAGGACGACGAGTAATGGCCTGGACCGACCATTCATGGTCTGACGAGATCGCTGTAGCCGCTATCGCTATCCTTACGGGGATGGCGATGTGGCTCGGTCTCGAGACGGCTACGGGAACCGGGATCGGGGCCTTGGCGGTCCTTGTCCGTAGGCTCGGAATGAACGGCAAATAACAACCTGTAGCATGGAGGGTTCATGAGTGGCAAAGTTCAGTGGACGGAAGAGGGGGCCTTAGAAGCGCTGCGCCAAGTTCTTTTGGAACACGGCCAGGACCTTCCCGCCAACAGTTATGACCGACTACCCTCTGAAGGCCGTCCCGCCCGAAGCACGCTTGAACGGCATTTTGGTTCATGGTCTGAAGCGAAAAACCGAGCCATCCCTGAATTCTCCGATACCGCTCGAAGTCAGCTTGTTGACCAGAATCAGCGCATCCTCAAACAGCTTGAAAAGGAACGGGACCGCACCCAAGCCTTCATCGACAACTGCCTCGCTGCCATTCAGCAATGCTCATTTCGACCCGTCAAGATTCCTGCCAAATCCAAGACCAAGGAAAACCTGGAGTTCCATTCTATCCGTTCCGACGCCCATGTGGGTGACTACACGGACCAGCGTTGGGTGCAGGGGTTGGCCCGGTACAGCAAAGAGGACTATGTCGAGCGGGTGCAGACGTGGACCGAGAAGGTGATTCTTTTTAAACGGCAGGATGCAAACCTCGGACTCCACAAGCTCGTCCTCTACCATCTTGGCGACCAGGTCACAGGGGAAGGAATTTACGAGGGGCAACCGTTCTACCTGGACCTGTCGCTTACCGATCAACTCTTCAAGTCGGTAGAGGTGGAGAGCAACGCGCTCCTGGCCCTGGCCGCAGTCTTCCCCCAAGTGGAGGTCTTCTGTGTGCCCGGGAACCACGGCCGGCCGGGAAGAAAAGGGGCGAATCATCAGCGGACAAATTTTGATTACATCTTCTATCGAAGCCTGAAGGCCGCTGTAGCTCAGCAAAAAAATATCGCGGTGTACGTTTCGGAGTCCCCCACGATGCTGGTCGAACAAGGGGACTACCTCTTTGCTCTAACCCACGGGGATGCGGCGCAGAGCTGGGCAGGAATCCCCTACTATGGCCGTGAACGGGAGTTCCAGAGGCTTTCCACCCTGTACGGCCATGTGGTGCACTACGAGCTCGTGGGGCATCACCACACGCCCGGAAATCTTGGGGGCTCTATCTTGATGAACGGTTCTCTGAAGGGTGGGGATGACCTGAGCGTGAACAAAATGCGGCGGCAAAGCTTACCGAGCCAGGAAATATTTTACTTCCATCCGGTCCACGGGATTAACCGCCGCACAACCCTCAACCTTGCGGACCCGGCTGTTCTGGCACCAGACGAGCAGGGGATTTTGACTGCATGGGTGTGATGTTGGATGCTGTTCAAAGCATTTAATAACCCACGGCAGGCTCAACTTCTTCATCTACAACAACGGTTGAAATCCCCATGTCTGAAAGTTTTCCATAGCCCTCCAGGAACCTATTTTCACCAAAACCGGAAATCAAGCCCATCGCTTCACCGTGAGCAATGTTTTTGAAATGTTCATCTATATCTGCTTGAAAAAAATGCCGATTGAATTCTTCCATGAATTTTGAGGTGAATTTAGTTTCGTCTATTGTCACTTCCACGGTAATTGTAACGTCTAGTGTTTTTGTAGCCATTTTCCCCTCCATGGATGCTGTTCAAGGCGATGCAGGAGATTTAGTCTACCCAATACAATCCGTAGAAAGTATTCCCTGTTTTTGTACACTGCCCTCCAAAACACAGGTTTCCATGATCTGCAATTAAAGCAATTTCCAGGCAACTCAATTTTTGAGCTTCTGGGGTATCTAGACTTCCCCTGAAAACTGTATGACCATATCTCGGTTGTTTTTGGATAGTAATCTCTTTTCCAAGGTGTTTAATCTTTTTATATTGTTCTCTGAATTGTTTCTGCCTTTCTTTTTCATCTTCCTGAAACGCATATCCTCTAATTCTCATTTTCCCCTCCCCTCTACGGTTTTCCTACTTCCCCCGGTTTTCCTGCCCAGGAAACTATTCCTCCAAGCGGCGGCGTAGGTGTATAAACCCAAACCAGCCTTTCATTGGGCCTCCTGTATAAAACAAGGTTTCCCCTGAACGAATCTTATCCAAGAAGTCTTGCGACGGAAACCAAGTGGTATCATACGGCTCCCACTCAGGATATTCCCGCAGGAATTCATTGCACTCATCGGCAGGGATGGTGCGGATTTGGTAGGGTTTTGAATCTCCCCCGCAAGGTTCCGCTCCTTTAAGCCAGTGCTCTATTCGGATTTCTCCCGAAGATGCACCCTGCACGTTGAAGACAACATTGTCCTCCATGTAACGAGAGATAATAAAATGTGTTTCATATTCCCAAGGTGCTGGGCCTCCATCTCTCCATGCTTTGTAATGGATTTCTCCACCCCATCCCGATACCGGGAGCAGGAGCAGGAGCAGGAATGCTAAGAGTAGGTATTTCATGGGGCCTCCTTTTAATAGTTTGGCATTATCTCAAAATCATCTACTGTTCCCATGGTGGCCTCTCCCCACGCATCGCATGTTTGATTTGAGGTAGTCATTTTCCCCTTATGTGGGCTTTCGTCTGACAAGCAAAGCGCCTTTATTGGGCCGCATCCTATTGACTCAGCAATCATTTCTGACCAATATCGGCAATTATCGCACTTCTTAACCATCATGGCTCCTCCTCGCCCCGGCGTGCGGCTATTTTATCGTCCCCGACATAGAGGAAAATGATATTCCCTTTAATAGAACGCCGTTTTAATGCAATTTCATACGTCCAATAAAAATCAGAACCATAACGACACTCGTAAGCAAGAAACCTAACAACGCCCTCTTCCCATAATTCAGAGCCGTCTTTTGGCTTTGATCTATAATTATGGACTATTACAGTTTCTCCACGCTTTGCTTTCGGATCGGGTATTTCCATATCACTCCTCCTCGCCCCGGAGGGCGGCTTTAGTATTGATCAATCAATCTCATGCGGGAGCAATTCCCTCAAGGACCGATTAGCCTTCGCGCCGGAGGGCGAAAACGCACTGATTTCTTCTATTGTCTTTGGGTTATCGTGAGGGTTTCCAACATGGTAAATGGTTGTTCTTTGCCTGACGATCTCAAGAATATCCCTGCGAATTCTACGAGCGTGTTCCATGTTAGAAACTGCAACGCGAACACAAATCCTTTGTTCCATCTCACTCTCCTTTCAGGCTAAAATTTATCATCTCCGTCAGGATCAAAATATACATGCACTGCATACAATGCGTTACTAAGCCTCTCAAGCTCCGGGGCCATTTTCTCATCATTCGGTAAGTCATCCCACGCGTTTAATACATCAACAATCAGGCTTCTCAACCCTTCCACCCTCTCCACCTTGGCCTTGAGCGCGTCATGTTCGGCGCGGAGGGAGGTGAGCTCGTTCTTCATCTCATGGACTTTCCGCCGCACCGCATCCGATGAATAGCACTGTTTGTTTCCACTCAAAATCAAGTCACCCATCTGACAGATGTTATCGCGATCATCACGGGCTATGTGTTTATCAAGTTGATCTTTGTATGTCATTTTTGACCTCCCCCTATATCATCAACATGGATTTGGGTATTCATTCATCTTCTTCCCTTTCTTCAACAATTTCGTCAATAGTTTTCCCGCAAATTTTGCAAATCACCTTTTGTCCACGGGACAGATGTCCCGCAATGTGGCGTACGAACTTTTGTGCGCGTGTCGTTGTGATGTTATCGTCTTCAACATAATTTTCGGCCATGAACTCCGGGGAGACATACCAGTGGCTTCCTTGTGCATCTCTGGCGATTTTCCCACCTTTTTTCGGCGTTTCACCGGGAGCCACGGAGACCCCCGAAAGGTCTTCACCGGGAACGTAATCCCGCATTTCTTGGGTTGCTGTTTTTCGATATCTTTTCCAGGTTTCCATCCTACCCCTCCTTCCGCACTTAGCGCTTTGCTAAATCTCGGAATTTAGCTGCAAATTCAATCATCTTTTTAGATGCTGCATCGAAGTCTGCGAAATTAAATAAGGGTTTTTTCTCCATAAATTCACGTTCTCGGTTTTTGGTTTTCATTGCTTCAACGATTGTCGCCACCGATTGGACTTCACAAATAAGGGCCTCAAATTCACATGCCTTTTCGTGTTCGTTCATCTGCCTTCTCCCTCCTCCCGCACGATGGCGCGGAGTTCGTTGTAAATTGAACCAATGAGCGCTTTAGGTCCAACTAGAATAAATTTTCTGCGGTTATCTATAAAGCTCATCACCCCCACCACATCCCGCCGCATCCGGGCAAGGCGGGATTTCCTACGTTGGAGTCCTTCTTTCAGCGCATCAATCATGGCGCAGGCCATCGTCACGGTGTCTTGAATGCTCACCTCGGGAGATAGTTTACTGTCAGGGTGGACCTTGGACAGTAGTCGATTCAATTCGGCCTCCAGGGTGCGGATGCGTTTCTCTACCCTGTTTAACGCTTGGCAGACAGGACAGTCAGGATCACGCGAATTTGGCCCATTCAAGCCGTCAGGACACAGGCCCATGTAGTTGTGCATGCCCTCAGCGATAATGCGGATGTCATCACTCACGATCTCCTCCTTTCAGGGCTTCACACTTTATCATCTCCATTTGGGTCTATTCTCAAGGCAATTCTATTGATTAAAACAGCAAGTCTGCTTATTT